TCCATCTTCATTAGTAACATTCCCTACTTTTTCTCCAGATTCAAAACCAATAACATCTATATTTTGTTTTTGTGCAGCTAAATAAAGAGATTCAAAATTAGTACCTTCAACGTGTCTATAAAATTTAGGTTGAACGGCATGTTTTAAAAATACAGTGTGAGTTAATCCTTTTGTACTAGCATACCCAAAGTATTGAGGTTTTAACACTTCAAATACATACTCAGGATCTCCTTTATCATAAATAGACTTTGCATCAGCTAATTCAGATTTACCATATTTTTTATACTCAGGATCTGTTGTTTTAACTTTTTCACCATTTCGTTTTGGTATAATCCCTGATCTAACTAATTTCTCATAAGCAATCTCGTAATTCCATTGAGCTTCTCTTTCATCTCCAAACTTACTACTCATAAAAAGTAAATCTCTAATAAGGTCAGGCATCCCCATTGCCATAGCATCAGCTTCTGTTAATTCCATATAAGCTTTTATTGCTCCAGTGTATTTACCTTCACTATCCTTTATTAATTTTACTAAATTTCCAGATTCATCAAATTTAGCACCAACTTTTTTAGACGCTTTATCTTCAGAAATACCTGCTTTAATTAAATCTTCATAAATATTTTCAGCAATTTCTTTATAAAGAGTGCTTATTACATTAACATCTTTAAATGTAGCAACATTAATTGTTTGTATATTTTCTTTACCTCTTTTTTTATTGTCATTACGAGGCATGTTTTGGTCCATCCAGCGAATTACATCTGCGTCTTCAACAATTGCTTCTTTTGTAGAAGTGGCACCATTAGCACGTTTAGGAAGTTCTTTATATAAAGCAGGATGCCCGTATATAAGTTTATGTTGTTCTGTTATAGATATTTCTTCATTAATAGCAAGATAACCTGCTAAATTTAAAATGTCAGCATCAGAATAAGCATCTCGTTTATTTATAGTAAAAGGTTTATCAATTCCTAAAACTGTGTTAAGTAATTCATTATCAATAGCATCTGTTATTTTACTAAGTCTAATTCCACCTTTAGGACTATAAAAAATATCATTGTTTAATAAGAATTTTTTAGTATCCTCAATTTTTTCTTTTAGATGGGTTTGAATTTGTTTTGTTATTTTTTTAAGATTATCATCAACAAATTTTTCATAATCTCCAAAATCTTCAGAGTCTTCATTTAAAATTTGTTCTTTAAATTTAGATTTTAAATCATTACTAATGATATCTCTAAAGTGTCCAAGTTTATTTACACCGTCTTTGTAATATTGAATATTTATAGGGTCAGTTTTTTGAAAAACAGCCGCAGCTAATTCATCTTTTAATTGATCAATATAAATATTTGTAATCTTAGTATCTTCATCATTTAATAGATTTTCAATGTCTTTAATTTCAACAAAAAGACCATCTGGCATGCTTATGCCAAACTCAGTACTTTTATCAGAGTTAATTACACTAAATCCTACTGCTGGTTTTGTCTTTGAATCTGTAAGTAAATAATGAATTTTTTGAGCAATCTTTTCAGGAAATTCTAATTTAGCTGTATTCTTACCTTGAGTATTTGTAACGCCAGTTCCTGATATAACAAAATACTTAAGTTCTTGAGATTTACTTGCTCTTTTTCTCTGACCTTTATTATTAAATAATAACCCTCCTGGCTTTAATAATCTTGAATTAGCTTGATATGGATGTAATTGAGGATTGCCTTCTTTATCAATGTAACCTAACCATGGAGCTGTTTGTACTAACTCTTTTAAAGAGTCAACTTTATTTAAAATATTAAGAGTTGTTGAAAATAAGGATGGAATACCTACAGAATATTGTATTTCACCATCAGCATTATAATAACTTAGTACATTATCTTCACCTTCAAAACCAGTTTCAATAGAAATTAAAGAATCAATACGAGCACCAACAACATCTTTAGAAAATAAATCATCTAAATACTTAACACTATTTCTTTCCATTTGTTCAAATATTTGACCAAATTGTTCAGCGAGTGTTGTTTTTTTATTTTCAAGTTCTTCAGGTGATGCTGAAAAACTAATTCCTAACATTCTTAATCCATCTAAAATAGTTTCAATAGTTGCTGAATTTGAAAGTTGTTTTATATCCTCAAGAACTTCATATTCTGTAGATGTTTTATCAACAACAAATTTTCCTTTTTTATCTTCTTTAAATAATTTAGACTTTTTATTTACAAGTTGAAGTTTAATATTATTAATCCAATTTTTTCTAATTCTATCTTCATTAACATTAATTAGCGGATTAAAATTATATATACCTCCATTTTCTTCAACAATAACTTTGTCTGGTACAAATTTAGTATTTGTAAAACTTTTTATAAATGCTACACGTAATAGTACATCATCTTTTTCTAATGTTTCAATTGGTATTTTTTCACCTTTTGGATTAGTATATTTAAGTCTAATTTTTAAACTATTAATCCATTGATAACCATTACGATATACCCCAGGTGCAATTTTATATTTTGCATCAAGCTTGTCAAACATTTGATCAAGTACATTATACTTCTCACCATTTTCTCTTATAATATAAGTTATATTACTAAGTTCATTTAATAATAAAGTGTGAACTCTGCTTGAATCAACAAGTTTGTTTTGGTTAAGTTCATTGAAAGTGTAGGCAGGTTTACCATTTTCTATTGTCATATTTGGCAAAGAAAAAAGTAATAAAGATACATTAACGGACGTTGTTTTTCTAGGATCAATAGTTATACTATCTCTTATACCTAATGTATTTTCAATTTTATTTTCATCAGCATCTTCTAATTCAAAAAATTTAATACCGTATCTTTTTAAATTAGCTTTAAAAATATCATATAATTCAGATTTTCTACTAGCTATTGTACTAGCAATTCTTGAACTAGCAATATTAGCACTTCTAATAACTTTATCAAATGCTCCATCTAATGTGGAAACTAATAAGTTATTTACAGCATCTTTATCAAGACCTCTAATAATACTATCAATATTATTACCTTCTTTAAATAAATCTGTAAAGAAATTAAAGTTTAAACCTTCTAATGCATCTAAAGTTTCTTGTTGAGATAACCCTGTAACAGTTTTAAATTGAGGAGCAAGTTTTGTTACATCTCTAATCGGCTTAGCATTTTTATAACCACCTTTAGAAATGTTTTTAAATATATTGTTAATTTTACTATTAAGATCTGTCATTTCTTTTTTAGAAAGACCAAATAGTTGTTTAATAAAATCCCAAAGTTTTTGGAATATATTTTTAGTTTTAGGCGTAGGTTCTTTTAAGAAATCTTCATTTTCAATATAATCAGCAAACTCATCAGCTAACATTTCACGTACATCATATAATGATGCTTCACTATATTGTTTTGTTTGTCTACTATAAGGATTGTAAAAACTTCCTTTTCTACTTCTAAACTCATTATATAAATCAAGTCGTTCTTGATCAGTTAAATAACTAGCCCATACAGCTTCAAATGCTTCATGGAATCCCGTCCCACGTTTAGCGTTATTATAAATATAAATACCTCCCTTCATAAAAGCTCCATAAGCTTTTCCTAAAATAAGATGATTCATCCTAGTTATAGGAATTTGAGGAAGCTTTTCTTGCATAAACTCTTGAAAAAAGTCTAAATCATCAAGATCTTCTACTTCTAATTCAGTAACAAGTCTAAATGGAATTTCTTCATCTAAATCAGGAGATTGATTTTGTATTTGTTTTTGTAATAAACGAGAAAGATCTGTTTTAGCTTTTAATAAATTGCCATTTTTAATATTTACTTCACCTTGATATAATTCTCTCACTTCACCTGTTGCAACATTTTTTTCATAAACAACAGCTGACATTTTACCATTTTCAACTTTAGCATTATTAACAGCTGATTCAATATCAAAGAATGGTCCTTCTGCAGCAGTTGTTGCTGAGGCTTTATTTTTTATTATTTCATTTATCTCAGATGTTTTTGCTGTAAATATTGCATTTTCTCTTTCTGATAATGGAAGTCTATTAATTACCTTTTCAGCAATAGAATTTAAAATATCATCAGAAACATTTCCTGTATCTATAAAATTATCATATTCTTCATCTGAAATAACTTGAGAAACAGAAGTTTTTTGTTTTTGTGGTTGTTTTTCTTTTCTTTTTTCAGAGATATCTTTTTTTATTTTCTCAATAGTTAATTGTTGTAATCTGCCCAACCCTCCATATTTATATCCTGAAACTTGAGATATATAAGATATTAATTCATTCCTTTTACCTGGTACTTCAGATATAGGAAGTGGTTCTGATCTTCTTTGAAAATTTCCTTTTTGATATTTAAAAACAATTCCTTCAGGTGTTTTTGTAAAAGTAAATACAACATTTTTTATTACTAACTTACTAGTTTTTAATGATACAAAATCATTAATTTTTTGATCTAATAATGGTAATGCTTTTTGAATTGCCTTTTGCAATTCAGCATCTTTTTTAATATCTTCAGCTTCATCTTTTACAAATTCATCTTTCCATACAATATAAGCACTTGTACGTTGAGGTATATTAGAATTAGCTAAAGGTAGGGAAGAATAAATAGGAGCACTTTCTCCGCCTTTTCTTTTTGCAATTAAATATTCTTTATATGTATCATATACATTATCAACAATAGCTTTACCTTTTACAAATTTTATAGTTGTAAAAGAGTCATTCTTACCAAGATATGTATTATTTATATTATGATAAACATTATCTAATAACTGATCTTTACTTTTTTCTAATTCTGATTTTGTTAAAGGAATAACAGTACTTCCTTTATGAAGACCATTGCTCACCCAAAAATTATTTGTTCCTGCTTTTCCAGACAAAGGTTTAGACCAATTAATAACTCCTTTTAAATAAAGTTCAATAAGTTTTAATTCTTTATCCTCTTCTTTAGTAAGTCTTCTTTTAAAAGCAGTTCTTACTCCTCTATAATTGACTTGACCGTACTTTTTATTAAATAACTCAGAAAGTCGTAAAAAGGATTTATAAACAGTTTCTTTTTCTTTATCATTTAAGTTTCTAGAAAATACTCTAAAAATTTTATCCCCCCAAACCTTTCTACCATTTTCAAGAGTATATTCTTGAACAATAGGTCTACCTGCTTTTAAACCTTTAGCAGGTACATTATCTGCAGTAACTATTCTTAAATCAATATTAACATCAGGATTATTAGCACTTCTTAAATCATCATAATCAGGATCTTTAACAATAACAGTTCCTTCTAATGAATTTTCAACTGGAATTTGTCTACCTTTTTCATCAACTTCGCTTCCATATATAATTGTCTGTACACCAGGTGATGTTGTAAGAGCTTTTAAATAAACTTCTTCACCATTCTTAATACGCTTGACAAGATCTTTTTGATATTTAAGATGCTCTTTTATTTCATTTTCAATTTGAGAATCAGATATTTCAGAAGTAACTGTATAAAGTTCTTTTACTCTATCAACATCATAATTTTTAATATCAGACAAAGAAGTGTATATAATATTATCTTTTGTGGCTTGACCTTCAGGAATAATATTATTATCCTTATCTACATAGTCATATCTAAATGAATCACCCACTTTAGTGCGTTTCATTAATACAACTTTAATATCATCAGGATTAAATTTGACATCACGAATTTTAAAATCATCATTATCTCCAGTGATAACTTTTAAATAGTAATATCTATTATATACATTATGTTTTGCTGTAAAACTATAAAATCTATCTGATCCATTTTCTGTGTTAAGAACTTGATTTTTATCATCTAAATAATGTTTACCAACTGTTTTAAAAAACTTTATTTCTGAAAACTTAGGTTTTTTTCTATAGTCATCACTAGAAACATCGCCATTTTCTACTTCAGAATCTAAATCTTCTTCTTCAGTATCCCCTTCATCTGTATTCCCAGTTTTACTAGTTGGCTTTTTTATTTCTTGTTGTTTAACTAATTCCCACTTTTCAAGTCTTAATCCTTCAACTAATGTATCTAAATCAAAATCTTTAGTTCTTCCATCAGGGGTTGTTACATTAACTTTGCGATTTGCCTCATCAATTTTATTAATTTTTAATCTTTGATTATAATTTTTATTTTGTTTATCGGCAAGTCTATATTCTGTACCTTCAGTTATTTCAATTGATTCTTCCTCATCGTTCTCATTTTTAACAGTTGCTGTAATTGATTTAGGAAGATTTTTTACTTTATCTAATTCTTGTTTTACTTTTTCAGCTTGTTCTTGTAATGGCTTTACAACTTCTTCATCAAAGTTAGAAAGATAGTTTTGTTTACCATTTTTAGCATCAGCATAATGAGACCACTCAGATCCTAATTCATCAATAATATTATCAAGCTCGGATTTTAATTTAGATTTTCTGTTATATTGATCTTGAATACCAGGACGATTTCTTCTTTTCTTTTCATATTTATAAAAGCCGTCCTTACCTTGTTTTAATTCTTTTACCGATAATTCGTTTTGTTTTAAAACATCTTTAAGATCATTTTGTAAATCATCAAGTATTTCTGAAGATAATTTATATCTATATGATTCTTCACCAAACTTTTTAACTTCATCAACTTTTTCTTGTTGTGATTTTATACGTTGTACAAGTTCATTTAATTGATCAACAAGACTATCTGATAATGATGTATTTTTACTATCAACTAGTTCATTCTTAAGTTCAGTTTTTGAAGCATTCACTTCATCTGCTAAACTATTAAATACAGCTTGATCAGCTGCTAAATCAATTAAAGTATTTTTTCTAGCTAAATCATCTTCTGTATTATCAAAAATTATACTATTATTGATTAATTTATTTTGTTTAATAATACGACCAGCTAAAGATTTATATCTATCAACCTGTTCTTTAACATCATCATTAAGTATAAACCCAAGTTGAGCTATCTCTTCTGGTGATGCTTTAATTACATCATCTAGTTTTTCTAAAAGAGTATTTTCTATTCCTGCATTAACATGAGCTTTAACAAAATTTGCAAAAGCTTTATCTCTTAATACATTTCTATTAAATGGATCTTTAACTCCATTTGCTTCCTCTAATGCACTGTTTGAAAATCTATAACCAGATAACACACCAGCTATTTTTTGTTCATCTTCAACTGGTTGATTATTTTTATCAAATACTATTCTTTCAGTTTTTATAGGATTGCCCTTATCATCAACTGATTCAATAGTTTCTGTTTTATAAATATTTCCAAACTTTAACCAATTTTGTTGTGAATTATTATATGTTGTGATAAGATTTTCTCTACTTAACTTTTCAGCACCTGCCTCTGCAATATTTGCTAAGCCAGCAGAAAATGAACCAATCAATCCACCTAGTCCTATACTTATTGAAGTCTGACGTGCCTCAAGACTATCTTCACCCATTAAAGCATCAACAGTTTGCGCTCCTGTTTGATTAAATAACTCTTGTATATTAAGAGCATCTCTCACCTTGCCTTTTTGACCATAAGACTCATTTAATCTTTGAATAGCCAACTGAAAGTTTTCTTCTACAAAACCTTCAGCAAATACCCCTTTAGGAGCTCCTGAGAAAAACTTACCAATTTTACTATCTAAAAATTTAGATATTCTTCCTGTTTTTTCAGCAGCATTTTCTATTGGTGCTAAAAGAGAAGCAGGAGTTTTCAACCCTTTAAAAGCAATTTGCTCTGCTTCTTTATTAAATATATTACCTAACCATCTTAATTGAAAAGTGTTAGTAACACCTAACAAAGCAGCGTTTAAAGCAAAACTACTCAATGCGTTTTTACCTGCAATAGCTTTTTTTTCATCCTCAGTATAAGGAAGTCCTGTACTAGGATTAATTACAAAATTACCATTTTTATCTTGAGTAAGAGAATTTATAATATTTCGTTTTGTTTCAGTGGCTTCAAACATTGATTCACCAGCTGTTGAAGTAGCCCACTGAACACCTCTGTCTAACATCTTTGCTGCACGTGCACTTTGTGTTAGATAGTTTTGAACTTTACTAGCACCTGTTATAACTTCTTCTGCTGTTTGTGTACCAAGTCTTAAACCTGAAGCCATCTTAAGTGCTTTAGCTCCAAGTCCTATTTTAGATAGAGCTAATCCAGGTACATAAGCACTTGTTAAAAAAGCTAATGCATCTGCAACATCTTCAGCCCAAAAATCACCATCAGTAAAAAGTCTATTCCAAAATCCTTTTTCTTTGTCTGCTGCTTCTTGATATACAGGAAGCCAATCATTTTTTGTCTTTTCATCTAATGCCTCAAAAATTTGAGACAACCCGTTTTGAGATGTATTTTCAATAAAATCACTATCCCAGTTAGATGGATTAGACATACCAATTAAAAACCCTACTCCTTGTCCTGTTTTAGCAGCAGCACCTAAAACCAATCTACCAAAAAATTTACCTGTAGTTTTTAAAGCTCCTTCTCTTTCTCCATAAAATGTATCATTATCAAAATTATGAGTGTAGCCATATGGCATATCAGTATACTTCTTGATTGCATTTGTAGGTACAATCTTTGGATTGAACATAGAAGTATTTCTACCAGGAGTAGAATTTTCTGCATTAGTAAAAATTCTATCTAATTTTTTTAAAGGATCTTCTTGTACAGGTTTAATGGTTGTATCTAAAGTTGTTGGAAATTTTGATTGATCAACTTCACTAGCAACTTGTGCATTTTGAAAAATTTGATCAATATCTAAAGTTCCTAATTCTGTATTTTCAGCCATTTAAATTTATTTTAATTTAGTTCGTAGTGCTGCGTTTTCTAAAATATTATCTAATTCATCCGAAGGAAGCTGTAACAAATTAACCATTGCAATATACGGAATTGTTATGTTTTTATACATTTCATCTTTAATGCTTGTACCATTTTTAGGATTTAATAATATATATGAAGGATCTCCATTTAAACTTTCAGGTATGATTTTCATAATTTGAAAAACTACATTTCTTCCACTTTTGTCTAATGCTGGAAAATCTGCAATATAACGAGAATTTGGAGGACCTTTAAATTCTACAAGATTTTCTATTTGATCTGAAAATGCAGGATGTATATTTTTATATAGATTAATATCATCAAAAGATTTTAATTTTGATCCAAGACCTGTAACAAATACTGTACCATTATCTTCGTTATATGTAAGAACTTTAGAACCTGGATTTCTTGTTTCAATATCTGCTTTTATTGCTTTAAATCTTGTTTCATCTAAAGGATTTTCTTTAGATGTTTTTAATTTAATTTGTAAATCAACGCCTCTTTTTACACTAGGAATTGCAGATATTGTAACAATATCATCTGGATTGATATTTGCTACAGCAGATATTTCAGCTTTTTTTTCTTTAAATGTTACTACTTTTTCTGAATAAGCTTTTCCTTTACCTTGAACTAGTGTACTATTTGGAGTATTTAAATATTGATTTCTATATTGATCATACGCTTGTTGTAATTGAAGTCCATTTCCAATACCTGTAGCTCCTTTTGCTTTAATTACACCTGCTACATCAGCCATACGTTTGTCTATATCAGCTTGTGATTGACCCATATGTTTATCATAATAAAACTTTCCTTTATCAGCAATAACTTTTCCTGAAGCATCTTTTTGTAAGTATGTTTTTTTAACAGGATCCCATTCTACTTTTAATTGTTCTTCAACACCTACATTTTTAGCTTCTTGCCAGGTTCTAAGAGATTTATAATTTGCATCACCCATTTGATTTCTAGCATATTCATCAGCTTGAAATTCAAAATTTTTAATTTTATCTCTTTTACTTTTAGCAATAGATAATGCAGTTCCATATTCTTTAACCATATCTGAATTTGGATTCGAAGCTAAAAAGGATCTTATAGCATAATCTGTTACTTCTTTTACACCTTTTGCATTTCTTAAATAACTAACTATTTCTGCTTTTTTAGATTCTGCTTCTTTTTCAGCTTGAAAAGCTTCACTTTGAAGTTGACTAACAGTTTTTGGTTTAATAGCATCATCTTCATTTTCATAAGTGGGTACACTAACATCAGGAGCTTCTCCTTCTTCTTCTCCTTCTTTTTTATCTTTTGCACTTAATGCCCAAAGCGCTCTACGATCAGCACCTTCTTGAGCTAATCTTGCTCTGTAATTTGCACCATTTTCCCTAGCTTGTAACATTACCCATTCATCATAATCTAATTTTCGATCAATATCTTGATGTTGGTAAGAATCAGCTGTTTGATCTATAATCTGATCTATATAAACTGATTTTGCTAGTTCTTCAAATTTTTGATTTACATAACCTTTATCTCCTTTTTTAAGGTTGGTAACGCTTTCTGAAATTGAAGTTTTTAATTTTTTAAAATAATCTTTGTTTGCTTGAAGTTGTTGTCTTTCTTCATCTGTTTTAGCTTTTAACATTCTAATATCAATTTCCTTTAATTCTTTGTCAATAGCAGGAAGTCTTGATTCAGATTGTTTAATATAAGCTCCAACTAACGCATTAGGATTATTTCTAAAAGCTTGTCTTGCTTCAAGAGCAAATTGTTCTTTAGCAGGTGCTGACAACACTCCTTCTAAATATCTCGATATATCTTCTTTATACCAAGATTTGTCTGTAATTGTAGTAATATAAGCTCCATTTTTATTTATTGTTGTAACACTACTTGGCTTAAACTTTTCCATAGCTTTTATACGCTCATCAGTAGTATTATAATATGGTTTATAGGATCTTTTATTATTATAAAAATATTTCCAATCTTCTGGTTTTGCTTTTGCAAAATCCTCTCTTTGAGAACGAACATCAGCTAAATTTACTTCATTAAAATATTTTCCACCATCTTGATTTTTATAAGATTCTGCAATACCTTCTTGTTGATCATAAAACTCTGTAAGTTCTTGATCCATAATAAGATTAGTATTTTTATAATATGGAGCAAAAACATTTAATGCTGATTCAACATTCTGATATTCTGATAAATCAAGAGAAGAAATATTTTTTAAATTTTCTTTAGCTTGTTTAAGAAAAGCATCTCTAACTTGAGCATTATATTCATTAGTCACTGGTCTAGAAACATACTGCCACATTTTAGAAACTTGCTGAAATCCTTTGTTATATTGATCCTCTTTTCTTTGGAGCATTTTATCAAAATACCCAAAGTCTGGATTATAAATAACAGGGTCTGGAAAAATGGGAGCTATGTTTGAATAATATTGACGCATATCTATAATATAATATACATTAAAATTTTTAAAGTTTAAAACTAAACTTTAAAAGTTTATACTGATCCATATGGCCCAGCAAACGAACCACTCATTAAATATGGCAGCATTGGATCATCATCTTCTGGTTTATTTTGAAATGCTTTTTGAAAACCTGGTGAAAAATATTGTTCATAAGTTAATCCTGGAAATTGACTTTGCATTTTTCTGTAATGAGCTCCTGAACCATAACCATCAGAATAAGCTGTTGCCATACTAGTTGGAGTACCTGGTTTCATTGTCACTCTACCAGTCCAAGGATCAATACCAAATTTGCGTGAACTATTCATCAATCCCATTTTAACAGCATTATTCCAAAGTGCTGTATCTGCAGCTCTTATACCTTTAAAGTATTGTCTCCACTGATTTCTATTAAATACATCAGTATCTCTATTTACAAATCCTGTTTGCGTTGCTAAATCAGCTGCTTCTTTATCATACTGACGTTGAGCTTCTGTATTTCTAGCTAACACTTGATTTAAAGTGCCAACATTTTTATCTTGATAATCACCAGTAATACCTGCAGCACTTGCTAAAGCTTTTCCTTGCATAGCACCTGACATACTATTAAGTGTTCTAACATCTCCCATTGATCCTAACGCTCCCATCGTAGTGTTATACAAACTTTGATTTTCAGCCAATGCTTGTCTAGGATCGTATAACACTGCTCTTTCAGGAGTGAAAGGTGGTTTTTTAATAGGTATTTGGTAGTTTCTAGGTGGAACCAAACCAGCTGCCATTAAATTTAATACATCAGGTTTTAATGGACGGAATGGAATTTGTTGTACTTTTCCTGGTTTTAGTGGATTAGGTTTATTACAACTTAAAGAAAGAGGATCATCTACAGCACCTGCTTTTTTCTTTTCTTCTTCACTTGCAAATTCTGCATGTTTAGGTATATTATTTACATCACATATCCATCCCCCAACTTTTGGTTTATCTACAACAGGAGCCATTGTTGTTGTAGGTATGGCCTCCATTGCTGCTCTCATTGCATTATGAAAAGGACCTATTTTATAATTTGTTGCATGCTCCCCAACCTTTCCAACAAAATTACCAGATTTTTCAGCTTCTTGTAATCTATATTTAATTGCTTTTGCATTTGGATTATTAGGATCTTCAGATGCCTTTTTTAAATTAGCAATAACTGCATCGCGCCTAGTAGGATCATTTAATACATCGTTTACGTATGTTTTCCAATTTGAATCATAAGAGGCTTTATTTTCCCAATATTTATCTCCTTTATATTGTGATGAACCCACGTTATCATAGTCCATGAATTGACCTCTGTTTTTTGCTCTAACTTGATAGTTTCTATTTATATTATAATCTACATTAGATGGTGGGTTTGTTGTTGTATCATCAGTCATTTCTATCCCTTCAAAAGCTTTCATTAACCCGTATTTACCTTGTGGAAGCATAGGTTGTTCATCTTCACTTGGGGTTTCATTTTCAGAAGATTCGTTTTCTTCATCAACTTCAATTCCTAATATTTGTTTTGATACTTCTGGAATACCTTGAGGGAATCCTTTCATAGATTCTTGAATAAGAGCAAGATACGCAAGCTTTTTATTGTATGCTGTTATCATTTGTTGAGCTGTTGATTTTTTTAAATCATCAGCTTCAGGATCTTCAAGCATTGCTTTGTACTTATTTATATCATATCTCTTAGCAATTTCAGCAGGAGTGTACCCACCTTTTTTAGGTTTAAGACTAAAATAGGATAACACTTCTTCATCTTTAATAGACATCTTTTGTGTATCAGAATATATAAACGCACCACTAGGTAAATTTAAAGGAGTGCCTCCTTCATTATGTCTTTTACCACCAATCTTCATATGTTCTAATCCTCCATCTCCATCTAAATCACCAAACACTGTTTCACCTTTTTCAGCTTCAACGTTAGCTTCATCTCGTGGAACAGCTTTTAAAGTGTCTGTCACCTCATAAGGATTTTCATAACTAACATTAGGAGTTACCAAGGCATCTCTTCTTAAATCAAGACTATGCTTAGCTTGACCACCATATTCCATCATAGCACCTTCAGGATTAGTATTTGGTACTGATTTTATTTTAATTCTTAAAGGAACTTGTTCACCACCTAATTTTGCATTTTGATTGTAAAAAGCTCGTTGAGGCATATAGTTAGTGGCATTAGTAAATTGTCCTTTATTAGCAACATAATCACCTTGTTTACCATACATACCTGTATTGATATCATAATCACCTCTAGTGTCAGGAGCTGATTGTTGTGAAATAGATAAATAATTGTCAGGAAGATTTCCTATTCTAGCTGCTCTTTCAGCATTCTTACGTTTCTTTTCCATATCAATTAATCCTAATACATCATGTATTGGATTAATCACTGAATAAAAATCATTTACACCTTTATTTACTTTTGTTGAAAAGTTGTTTAAATCTTTCCAAAACTTTCCTTTTTTAGCATCAATTTTTGCTTGATATTCTTCATTTGATTTAGCAGCTTGATTAGGATCTTGATATGATACTAAATTTCCTTTTTCATCTCTACCAACACCAAAATCCTTACCTTCTGTTATTCCCTGAGCTTGCGCAGATTGTCTAGCTAAATCTAATTGTTGTTTGTTTTGTTTATTTAATTTTCCATAATTAAATTGAGTGGGAGGAAGAGTGGTTGTAGGAGTTGTTTGAGGACTTGTACTAAGATAGTTATTTAAACCAACACTCCACCCGATAGGATTGGGTGCTTGTTGACTTTGTTGAGGATTTGCAGACCACATGTTAATACCAGTGGGAGCTCCTGTATTAGTCATAGAATTGGTTAAAGGTTTACCTAATCCTAAAGCTTTAGTTAATCCTTGAGTTATTTGACTATTAAGAAACTGTGCTCTTTTTAATCCTTTTCCCTTAATTACTATTCTAGGCATGTTTTATTATTTATATTGTATCAAAGTCATATCCCTGTTGGCGAAGATACTCCATTTCTTCTGGACTCACTTCAAGTGTATCACCAACATTATAACCCATCGTAGATCCTCCTTCTTGCATATAATCTGAACCATACATATATTGGGGAAGAATATCACCATATGTAGGAACAAACGATCCTCCTCCTTGAAAATATGATCCTGATCCAGCATCATATGTGCCACTATATCCACCACCATTTTGATATTCTTCAGGCATCATTCCTTCTTGTCCTTCATCTATAGGTTCTTCTTGTGCATACATTTCTTCATCATCCATTTCTCCCATTGATTGTTGAGATTGCTGACCTGAAATCATTTTAGCAACTTGTTCAATTATTGAAAAAGCTTGATCTTCAGCAATACCTTGAGTTGTTAAAGTTTCAGCAATTTCTTCTGGAGATGTTCCTTTTTGTAATTCCATTGCGATATACTGTATAATTTGTTGTTGCATATCGGCTTGACCACCTTCTTGAAATCTTAAAAATTTAGATACTCCTCTAAGATTCTTAACAACATTTGGAAATTTAGTAGAGGCAGTGCTTTTTAAATCATTTAAAAATGAAGAAGCTTTTTGTACTGGCTTACTTGATTTTATATAACCAACAGCTTTTTGATATGTAGGAGTTGGTAAACTAGGTGGTCTAGATGAAACTGACATAGCAGGCTTTCTTGATAACCCAGCAGCTTTTTCAAGATCAGCATACGTGTTAACTACACTTGGTGAAGATTGATTTAATTGTGCAATTACTTCTGGAGTGTTAGTTAATGACAATCTTCCCATATTTTTTGCTGCTTTTCTAGCTTCTGCAACATTTGATTTTACTTGACCTTTCATTTCTTCATTAATCAAATCTTCCAAAACATTATATATTTCTTGTCCACCTGCTCCTAAGTTTTCCCAAGCTTTTGCAGCACCTCTTAGTTTAGGTTGCATTTTTTTAAATACACTTTGCGCAACTTTAGCTTGTTGAGGAGTTGTGCCAAATTGTTTTGAAAGTTTAGCTATATCATCAGCTTCTTTTAAAGCAGCTGTTGTAAGACCTCCAGCAACAGCCACAGATCCCATTCCAATTAACAACTTTTGAATATTAGATAACCCATCATCTTCTTGTTCTTTATATCCAGGTGTAGGAAGTTTGCCACTTGCTAAAGGAACACTATCTTTTGTAGGAACACTATCGAGTTTAGCGCGAGTGCTATCAGCACTTAAATTAAGACTATCTACTGGAATAATATTTCCTGTACTATCTAATACACCAACGGTATTTCCAGTACTATCTACAGCAATACTATTACCACTTTCATCTTGTTCTATTGTAATATTTTTTGAAGTATTTGTTTTAGAACTCACTGAAGCTGGAGATATACTTCTTAATATTTGCGGGTTAGTAGATATAATATTAATAATTTGTCTATTTTGAGTGGCATCACCAGTATAACCACTAATTCCTAAAGTTTTAGCTAATTTTTTTCGCGATTGATAATCACTTGGAAAACCAACAGAATCTAACAAATCCACTACACTTTGTTTTGGATTTGCTTTTTTACTTTTATAATTTTTTCGACTTGACTTATTATTAATAATTAAATTAGTACTAGGTATTTGTAAAGGTAATCCAGATGAAGAATTAGAATAAGAACTAGGAGAGTTCATTGCTTTCCATTTAGAATATGCATCAGCAAATTCATTATATGACTTATAATCAGCTTGTATTGGAGCACCCATCGCCATGGCATCTTCTGGTGACATTTCATCTCCTCCAAATTGAGCTTTTCTTAAAATTTCATAAGGACTATCGTACATATAAGGATTAAGTCCATAATTGCGTAAATTGTACATAAATTTATTTTTTAATTATTTTTTCTTCCTTAGTGAAAAACTGCTATCAATTGTGTTAAAACTATTAGGATCAATAGCATCTGATTGGATTAAGTTATAATATTCTTCACTATCTACTCTTAGTTTCTTAACTGTTCCATCTGGTTGTTTTATACTAATAGTTTGCGGATTTTCTTGAGTTGATTCTGTTGATCCAAGTGCCCCATCAACTCCTTTCCAAAATCTTGTTCCTCTACCAACAGGACTTGCAAAACCATATACACCAGATGCTGCAGTTTTATATAATGGAGAATATAATCTTTTGTCAATTCCTGCAATTGGCTGAACTTTAGTTAAAGCGTTGTGTCCTTTAACTAAAGCTTTTTCTAAAGCTGGAGCTTTTCTTAATGCCTTTATTCCTTTAATTGGGGCTACAGCTCCACCAATCATTGGTAAACTAGCTGCAAATTCTAAAGCTCCTAAACCTACATTTTTTGCAGTGTTTAAAACTCCTTTAGATTTAGGAATTTCTTCAATAGCTGTAAGAAGATTTCCATAATTAGAATAACCTGTTGGATCAAGAACTGAACGTATAGCTGATGGAGGATTTTTTTGTTGCTCTTGTGCAGTTTTCAACCATCTTTTTGTCCAATCTAATCCTAATAAAGGATTTAAATTACCTAATCCAAACTGTGCTTTTTTCAAATTTGGCCTAGTCGCTCCTACTACTAATTTACCAAAATTATCTCGATTAAAAAAATGTTTTTTACTTATGTCAATACCACCACCATACTTATTTTTATTATAAAATATATTATGTAAATATGCGTCCCCAGTATTGAAGCGATTTTTATTCACTTCATTCATAAACATATTATTATAATTATCTTTAAACATTTTTCTAAACTTCTCTACCTCTTCTTGATTATTTATATCAACTCCATATACGTCCATTAAATCTTTCATACTAGGATCATTTGCAAAAGTTTTCCAATCTGAACTTGTATAAAAATCATCTAATGGAGTTAAATCTGGATTAAATTCTGTGTTAGATATGATATTTCTAGCCTGATTGCTTAATCTCTTTTTTCTTTCATCATCTTCTATTTGTTTAAAAGCAGTGCGCATACTTTGTTCAAATTCATCATCAGTATAATCTGGACTATAGTTTGGATCATCATAATATTCATCTATAGCATCATCCCAACTTGCTTTTCCACTAGGAGGCTCTAATTCCATTACTACTTTTTTACGAGGAATAAATTTTCTAAGTTGAAGGGCTCCTTCTAAAAGTCCAGCACCTCCTGTACCTATTTCTAATAAATCTAATAAATGATCAGCCCTAGCTCTGTTTTTATCTTGAATATATTGAGGTGTATTAAAATCCTTACCATACCAATCTTCTTGTACTTTTTTTCTTCTTTGAAATTCTTCTACATCTTTTTGTTTTTGAGCATCTGTTCTTTTATCTTCTCCAATAGTATATCTATTTCTACTAGCTTCTGCTTTTTTTTCTTTAGTTCTTTGTGTAGCAATTTCAGTGTTTAAATTTTGATTACCTCTTTGAGAAATATCTGAAGGACGTTTCATCCACCACGGTTGTTCATTTACTTGACCTTTAGTTTGATATTGTGGTAATTCTTGTCCTCCACCAAATTGGCTTGTTCTTAAATTTTTATTTTCCTTTTTTACAATTAAATTATTTAACTCACTCATTTTAGCAGGATCATTACCCTCTGTTCTAAACATATCAAGAATATGCATATGTTGCAGTCTTTCTTCCTCACTTATTTTTTTATCAAAAAGTTTTTGTTTTGATTTTTCTAATATATTTTTCCAATCCTCTGGAGTTGAATCTTTAGAGGGATCTATACCATATAAATTTCTAGCATCATCCAAAGATCTTTTCATTTCTGCATTTTGAAGTCTGCTATATACAGGTCCAAATTGTCCCTTAACTCCACCTGATCCTGTTGCCCAATAATAACTTGGAAGAGATTCTCTAGATGATTGAGGTTTATAATCTTGCTTATATAATTTACTATAATCTCCAGGTGAAACATATCCTTTATATATTTCTTTATTATGCTTACTTATAACATCAAGTGCTGGTTTATCAAGATAATGTTGAATCTCATGTCTTGGTACATAATTTCCTTCAGCAAGCTTGCGTCCTTCAAACATTTGATTCACTGTTTTTGGATCATTTCTTAATGAATTCATGTATGGACGATTAAGAAAAGGTATGTTTTCAGGAAATATTGGTTTATTTGGATCAGATAATAAAAGTTGATTTTTTGAAGGATTATATCTACCTAATACCCCTAGTTGATGTAATTCTGCATATGGTGTATATTTTACAATATCTAAAGTTTTTGGATATTGTTTTAATTGTTCAAGAACAATTTTTGCTTCATTTGCAATCTCAGGATTTTCATGATTTGCTCTACCCTCATACCATTTTATTTTTTTAGCAAGCTCTTCTTCATACATTTTTTGATGTTGTGGAAGTGGTTCGTTTCCACCTCCTTCTTGAAAATATTGAGGAACTTGTTTAGGTTCATCAGGGAATTTTTCAAAATTTTCATAATTTATTCCTCCAGGTAATTGCGGATTTCTTACTTCATAACTTTTAAAAATGTTCATCAACTCATCATTACTATATTCTTTTGCAGGAGTTGGTATACTAAAACCTTTATAATAATCAGTATTAATTCTTTTTTTAATATTACCTTGATTTTGCGCCCATTCTTGAAACTTACTTAAATTATTTGGATCATATATTTTTGAATTTTCAAGTTGCCTCATTAAATTATAAAAATTCTCTGAAGAACCTTTTGCGCCAGCATAAGAACCATCAGCTCTAATTGCATTATTTTTTGGATCTTTGATTGTTTGGTAACGTTTATTAGCTGCAGTAATAAAACGAGCAATATCATTTTTATCTTTAAAATCTGATGGAAGATATTCTTCCAGTCCTTCAAATTCTGTTTTTTGTTTTTCTTCTTTTACTCTTCTATTTCTTATACGATCATCTATTGTACTACTATTATCACAACCAGAACCTTTTGTACAAAAACCGCCAGCATATTGCATTTTTATAAGTCCACCATATTGTCTATCTCCCATAGAATAACTTCCAGATATTTTAATCTTTGTGCCTTTACCATCTCTACGAGTATTTCCTTCCCAACCTGCATTTAACGTAGTACTTTTTCCATATCGAGGATTATTATCATCCATCATCATTGATCTTTGAGATTGACCTTCATTAGTATGTTGAATTCCAAAATTATATTTACCTCCTCTTCTTGTCCCTAATGTTGCACCTATGTTATAACCAAATGCTTTATTACCAAAATCATAATTTCCACTTAAATCAAAAGAATTACGCTGACCTTCTAATCCAAAATTTCCTTTAAATATTCCTTGTCTTAAATATGGATTATTTCTATCAAATAAACCTAACTGAGATGGATTATATAAAGTTGGTTTAAAATTTGACATTTGAGGAGAATCAAACTCTTCTCCAAAACCATTTAATCCTTCTTGTGCTTTACGCAAAGAATTTTGTTTTTTCTGAACTAACTTTTTAGCTTCAGGATACATACCAAAGAATGCAGCTTCAGTTGGAAATAACTTATAGAAATCTTTTTCGTTATCTACGCCAGCCATTTTTAAAAATTCTTTTCTCATATTAGTTATATTTATTTAGCCAATTATTTGTTTCACCACCATTTTTCTTTATAGGTATCATTAAAGGAGCACCTGAAAAACCTCTATTATAAGTATTATATTTAATCCATTGATTATAATCTAGAACACCATCTCTTGCTTTTGGTTTAGCTGAATAAGATCCCATATCTTGGTACGTGAAATTAAGATCTTCTGGTTTTATACCATACATCTTAATAATATCTTTACCAAGTTTTTTCATAGTATTGACAGATCCTGTAACAGTAACGCCTGTATCTTCTCCTGTTACTGGATCTTTAAATAAGTATGTTATGGTTCCACCTGAAAATCTTGAAAATGAATTTTTATCTTTATATGGAATATGTGTATGTATTATCTTACCCTCATTGTCTCGTAATTTTGTAGGCACCCAATTACTCTTTGCAAAATATTTTGTAGATTCTCCTTTACCATCCCAATCAATATCAGAAAATTTATGATAAGCATTTGAAGTAAAATCAGTTTGATATTCTTTTTTATCTTTTTCTGTTAAATTTTTATTTTTAACAAATCTAATTCTATATCGATTTGGGTCATCACCTGATTGTTTATATAACATTCTATACCATTCTGGATCATCAAATCCTGTAGTTGAAATAGTTTTTCCTGGGGTGTTAGTTTTAAAATCATAAAATTTTAATCCTTTACCTACTCTCCAAGTTTTTGGAGTAATTTTTTGACCTGGTAAAATATCAGAGTCTTTTAAAAAATGTGCAACAGCGTGTACATTATCAAATTTAGATTTAGCACCTGCATCTGTTACTTCTTTAACTTTATGACCAACAATATAATCAGCACCAACATCGTTATTAAAAACATGTATAAATTCTGCTAAACTATCTTTTGGATTTGTTGAACTAACATCTCTAACAATTTTTGGTTTACCATTTTCATCTTTAAGAATAGTAAAACCATAAGGTAAAACATCTCTCTTTATTACGTTATCTCCTTTTTTAACTTCTTGTTTTTGATGTTGTATTTTAGCTTTTCCAGTTATTGCTTCTTTACTTTCTGGTTGGATCATTTCAATATATCTTTCTATTTGAGAAGGTATGCCTTCAGCTATTTCCAATGCTTCATTATATTTATCTGAAACATCTTTTGTAAAAGTATTATACTTATTTGATATATTTTTTGTAAAAGTGTTGTAGCTATCTTTTATTTTGTTTCCAAGAACATTTAACCCAGCATTTTGAATATTTATCTTTGGGGTTGGAGACAACCCAAATCCTATAGATCCATTAGAAGATGGTTGAACACTGGTTTTTTTAGAAGTAGTGTTTGTTTTAGCAGTATTTGGAGTAGTTGTTTTAGAAGGTCTTACGCCACTAAACCCACTTGCTATTGTTATACCTCTTGCATCAAGAGGAGCTTCATTTATTGCAGTTCTAAATTTAGAATATAAATTACTAAAGTTAGAAGTTAAATTATCAAGAAATGAAGGACCTTCTTGTTTTTTAGTTATAGGTTGTTGCGTTACTTTTTTTGGTTTTTGCTTTAAAGAAAATGCTGTATCTTTTTGATTAAATGAACTTTCATCAATAGCCCCAGATTGAACTAAATCATAATATTCTTTACTATCAGATCTTAAATAAGAATATGTTCCATCATTATTTTTTATCTTGATTCTTTGAACACCATCATTTTCTCCACCATTTTGAAATACTCCTCTCCTACTCATACCTGTACCATAAAACATATCATTATCTCTTCTCCAATTCATGTATTGATCTGCTAATTCAGGAGTAGGAAAATATTCTTCTCTACCCACTCCTTCTTCATCTGTATAACTCACCATATATTTATTATCTGGTCTAGCTATAGAATGTATATTAGGTGATGATATTCTTGTATTAAAAGAAGGTGCTATGTCTCTTCTTTCATTACCTACCATTTTTAATTGTGGTTGTTCTTGAAATATATATGGTTGTACTGGTTTTTTATAGATAGGTAACTTCGGTCCATGAGCATGTTGTACATGCCCTATTGGTTCTATATTGGAAGCAACTCCTTTGTTATATTTTTTATGTAGTGCCTCCTTATTTTTTATGAACTGTTCAATTGGTATTTTATCAGCAGTTGACATTAGTTTTATAAAACTTTTAGCCCTATCATCATTATAAGAACTATCATTATAAGCTTTTAATCTTGGATCATTAGGATCATCTGTATATATAGGAGGTCTAGTAGTTTCTGCTGTTGTTGATCCACCTTCATCATATCTATTTAACCAACTAGTTTCTTCTAAATTAGGTATAGATATATCTCCACCATTTTTATAATATAAAATAGAGGATTTATTAACTCCAGATTTATATCTACTCAGATCTAAATGCTCTCGTCTATTAGGTTCACTTCCAAACATCCATTTATAATAGTTTTCATCATATAATGACATTGTTTGTTTAGAAGGTTGATATCCTCCATCTTTAGTCCAGTTGCCACCATAAAATCCATTTATTCCATGATATTTTGATTGATTACTAAATGTTGGATGATTTGGTTTTTTCCATGTATCTGTACCATGCCCATCTGAATCTCTACGTTTCCAATCTCCTGATTTCCAAAAACCTTGTACATCATAAGCTCCTTTATCCATTAATATATTTCTTCCTTGCTTAGATGATTCTTCTTTAACCCATTTATTAAATTTATTTGTTTCTTCTTTTGTTAATGGAGTATTATATAAATGTTCAAAGATCATTTCAGGATCTTCTTTTCTTAAAAAATTTAAACCATTTTGAGCTTTTATTAATTGTTTTTTAGGATTATAAGCAATTTCATTCATTATTTCAGCTAACTCTTTTGGAGAATAATAATTTTTTAAATCATAATCACTATCATTATTATAATCCTCTAACATTTCTGGTGTAACTTTTCTACCTGGTCTTAACTTCATTTGATATCTAAGATCCATTATTCTAGGATATATTTCATCAGGATTCTTATGAAAATATTCTTTCTCTTTAAATTTAGGACTATTAGGTGTTTTTGTTTTAAAATAATTAATATAATACTCATCTAAAGGTGTGGCATGACTAATTTCATGAACTGCGGTTTGTTTTCTTTGTTTTTCATTACGATCCCATCTTTCATTTAAAGCTATGATTGAATCTTTAGGAACATGAAATCCTGCTGTAGTTTTTTTTAGGTTTTCATAAGAAATATCTGTACCATCATTTAAAGTTTTTAGAAAATCCCATTTTTTCTTAAAATTATCTTTCCAAATATCTTCAGCAATTTTTTCATTCTTATCTTGTTCATGAGTTCTCCAATCCCAATAATTTTTAAACAACTTTTGATTTAATGCTTCTGTCATTGGTTTATCAAAAAATTTTTGATTTTTTAATTTTGCTTTAGTTATTGGATTATTATACCAATTCATCATAAATTCGTAAGGAGACCCCCATGTTTCATCTTTTCTAAGTTGCAAATACTTTTTAATATCTAAATCATTTGCTGGTCCAATAGGAATTGGAACAAGTGGTTTTTTTACATATGTGTTATCTATTCCCAAACCATTTTGAGCCTTTACTAAAGGATACTCATCTACATATTCTGAACCAGGAAAAGAATAGTCTTGTCCTGGGTACATCATTTGTTCTTGACCACTACTACCTACACCTTTTACAGGATAGGGAACACCCTGCATTGTTATTCTATTAGAAGGAATACGCGTCACTTGTCCTGGAAATTTCCATTGACCCATAGGATCTAATATCTTATCTTTTCCAAAAGGATTTGGAGAAGTCTTTTTTTGTTTAGACTCCTCCACCATTTGTTTAAATAGTTTTTTATTATAACTCATCGAGGACTATTTAAATGTTTCTGATTAGATATTTTAAATAACATATTATTACTACCACTAACTGTTTTTCTCAAGAATACACGATTAACATTATGTCTAAACTTCTTTCTTTCTAAAATAGGTTTATTATAATTTACATATGCTGGATTTATATTATATTCATATCCATTTAAATCCGTAATAAACATTGGAACATTAATATTATTAAACTCACCTCTATCTTTGGTAATATCCCAGAATTGATTAAATCTATATTTATTTTCTTCTTTAGAATAAAATATATCAATGGATGATGCGTTGATTGTAGGTTGCTTAATTACGTCTAAAGGATTTGTCTTAGATTTAACTTTTAACTTTAACACTCCAGATATTTGTTCTGAATTGTAAATTATAGCTTCGTCAAAGTTTTCATCTAATACATGAAACTTATCATAACAGTTATTATGATATTTATAAGTTTCTAATAAATATTCTATATTTCTTAAAGAATTTACAGTTTGTCCTGTAGCAGATACAAATTCAATTTCAAAAGGATAATCTGTATTATAAAAATTACAATAACTATCACATCTAATATTGTGTTTCCAAATACTATCACCTTTGATTGTTGAAAAATGTAATCTACTTGGAATATAAAAACTTGGTATCCAATCGTGAAAACTCACCCATTGTTTACTTTTTGGATCATAACTTGCAGTCCAGTTTATAGGTTCAAAATGTTGAGTGTCTGTTAATTGAATTACAGAGTTATTAAAATAAAACTTATCCTCATCTCTATCGTATTTATATGTACCAGCACTTGGGTTTTTTAATTTATAATCTTTTTTACTAACATAGAATAATTCAAATGTGTTATCATAAGATGTAATTACACCTATTCCAACTACAGGATTATCATAATGTTTATATTCAGGAAATGAGCTTAATAGTTGAGATGGTAAGTTTTTAGAAAACCACATTTTCAATCCACTAGCTCTTGTTATTTCATCAATTCCTTGAGAATACAAAAATATTTTACCTTGATTTTGACTCACCCAGAATACGCCATGTAATGAACTTATAACAGAAAGTCTATTTTGACATGATCCATACTCCAACGCATCTTCCGTTCTTAAAACATTTTGCAATGTATTTTTAAATAAATCACCTGTACCAACTGTAATAACAGTTCCTGTATCAGTCATATTAAGTTGCTCTTGTCCTGTAAACATTACAGGACTTTGACCATTCATTAAAAACAAGACACCTGTTTTATTTATAGGTTTTAAAGAAGCAATTGTAGTTTCAAAATCTTTATTATTATTTGGTAAATATATTCTCCAACCATCTTGTTTTTTTCTATCTATTGATGGGGCATCTTCATCTGATGGAAAAGAATATATTAATCTATTAGGTGTATATTTAAAACAACTCGCAGCATCTTGAGGATCGTATGATCTATCAAACATATTTCCCCAGGTTACACTACTACCAGGAAGTTTAGAAATACTTAATGAATAATCATATTTATAATAGTTAGCATTTTTAATAAGATCACTTCTAAACATTGTTACAATATCCGTATATCCATATGGATCATAATGCCTTTTTCCAAATTCATCTTCCCAATCTCTAAGGGCGCAGTTTACTTCTGATTCTACAAAAAAATCTCTTACACCTGAATTAAATAAATAAAAAAATCCTCTCTTTACAAAAAAGAAACCCCCACCTCCTGTAAGTGCTGCAGAAGCATCAGCATTATCATTACAATCTAATACTCTATAATCACTTGGAGATTTAGTAAGACCAAAAAATCCAAAATTCTTTTTCATTTCATTATTTACCCAAAATCTTGGCCATGGAATATTTACATAACTGGTATAATCAATTTTTGTATCATCAGGTTCGCCAAATAACCACCAATCAAAAAACATCATTGAATTTTTTTCTGTAAATCTTGTTATATAACAATCACCTCCAAATAAAATTGGACTTGTGATTGATGTAGAAGTAGGAGATATTACAGTTAAACAATTAGATGTAATTGGAATTTGCTTAATTGACCAAAGTTGGCCATATTGATTTGGTATTGGAATTTTTAAAGCACCATAATAAGAAGCTATAGTTCTACCAACGGTTGTATTTGGATCAGGGCAACCACAATTTCCTGCAACAACTTTACTATCATCTGTTGTAGTTGTCCCATTTAATTGTTTATTTAATTTTAATGCTACAAACTGACTTCTATTAATATTATTAACTTGATATGAAGGTGTAAACTGTTGTATATGAGGAAATATATAATTTGCTTCGTCAATTCTTCTTCGTGTCTGATTTGCTTGCAATCCTTTTTGTGCACCATTATAAAATCCATAAGATATATACTGACGAGCATATTGAACTTCTGGAATCAAATACATGATAACATCCATTAATTTTTCTGCTCTAGCATCTGCTAGTTGAAGTTGAAGTGTTGTTATTGCAACAACTTGTCCAATATATGCTGCCATTAAAACACCATATTGAAGGAGACTCCAAGCTTGCGAAGCTAACATATTAATAGAACCTGAAGCTTCACCACCTGCAGCTCCAGCCGATGGCATATCGGGTTTTTCCATACCACCATATGAAAAAACTATAGGTAATCCTTCTGTTCCTGAAAAATCAATAACTGGTGCTTTTGATGCACCACCAAATGCTCCACCGATTGCTTGACCTACTGTGGTAACACTATCAACTAATTGAACAATTCCAACAAGTACTCCTGTAAAATCACTTGATATTTTAAATCTTGGATGTTTTAATGGAATAACATATCTTCCAAATGATGTTCCTGTATATTCTGTATATAGTTTTAGTTGATTACTTGAAAGATATGGATTACTAAATGTAACATCTGGACCATGAAAAGAAAAAAAATCTTTTTTAACTCCAGTCATAGATGATGGTGCAGTAACTCCTCCATTATTAGGTCCTTGTGAAGATGCTGTTAAATATTCATCTGGTCTATTGTCATTATATGGATAGTTTTGAAATAATCCTTTTACTGTACTACCTGGTATGTTATATTCAAACATGTTGTTTATAATACCCTTACCCAGAATTGTTTTATTACCTTCGCGAGAACCTCTTAGTATTTCATATCCTACAATTGATTGAACAGGTTGTCCATTTTCATCTAAAGGTGGTGTTATGCCTTCAAATTTTACACCTAATAAAACAATTTTAGTACCTCCATTTCTATGTGTAGCTAATAATGGATCTACAGTTTCATCGGGCATTTTATGGTGTCTAATTTTTTGACCACACAAATTACCCCACACTGTATTATTATTATCAGGATAAAACTCTGTTTCAGATTCCCAATAACCCATTAATCCTTCAGCAATTGGAATACCACCATCTGGTAATGCTGGTATAGAAAGTGGAGAAGCAGTAGGTGCTGTATTAAATACCTGCCACTTTTTCATTTGTGTTGTTTCAAAAACATCATCTCCAGAAACAGGAGTTAAATCTCCAGCATTTGAAGCACGTCCAGGTATGTGATAAGATTCAGTTCTTTCTCCCGTATTGTGTATAAATCTAATAAAAAATGCATATTGTTCATCACGCATATATCCTGCATTATTACCTCCTTTTACATAATAATCTTCAGGATATTCAACAGCCACCCATTTAGCTACTATATTATTTGCTTGTGGCTGATAATTAAATTTATATTTAGAATATGTACCACATCTTAATAAGTAGTTATTTAATTGAAAAGTAAAATCTGTTTTTTCAATAGGTTCATTTCTAACAGGTAGTAATTCTAAGGGTATAGTGGTAAACTCAGGATCCCATCTATCTAAGTAAATTATTCCCTGAGATGTAGAATAATATCCTATACGTTTAGCGTATGTTTTTAAATTTATTGTTGCAAGTACAACAAGTTCAAATTCTTCAAATATGTTTTTATCTATTTGATTAATTTTGATTTCTATTGAAGATGCGTTACCTTGATGATTAAACAAAGGTTGCACTTCAGTTAAACCAAGATAGTCTGTAACTTTAACTTGATTTATAGTGTAAGCTAAACACACTTGATATGATCCATTAGGTAATGATCCTGCAATTTTTCCTTTTTCAACAGCTATACATGGGGTAACAATTGCTGGAGCAATTTTAATTTTTTCACAATTTAAATCATCAATAATTGGAGTACAAATATTACACCCATTTACTACATTACAATTTTCTTTCCATGGAACTTCCGTTATATTTAAATATCTAGAAGGATTTAAACCATCATCCCAATATATAACATCTTCACAATCATACCTTTGTTTATAAGCACCAGTAATTAAATTTGTTCTTTTAAAATTTAAACACTTGCTTCTAACAACTTTTTTATAACTACACTCTGATTGATCAAACACCCCGATTTCTGAATCAACATCATCAGTGGTAAAAATTGCCCATTTATCATCGTATAAATAAATAGCACCAATAACCGTAAATGGAAATTTATAACAAAATAAATTAGAAGGTTCGTTGCCAATAACTCCTATTTGACCATCGTGTGTGTTATTAATAGCATTACGAGCGTGAGTATATAATCCTTCTCCAACAAATGTTTCATTAAAATCTTTTACCAATCCTTTTTGAAAAGTATTAGTTTTAATTCCACTGCTGTTTGAATTTAGATTAGCAGAACTTTTATTATCTTGTTCTTCAGCCATTTACAATTTCAATTTTTTTATTTTTAAGGAATTTGTATATATCTCCTGTAATATGACCAATTAACCATGCTTGAGCTTCTTCGTCATTAATGTCTCTATCTTCTGTTATTTTCATAACTGCATGAAATACTTCATGAGCTATTGTATTATGAGTGAGATATTTAATATCTATAAAGAGCATGTATTTATCAATATCTGGTGTAAATAAAACTCCTTCTGCACTTTCTTCAAATGTTTCATCTACTTTATATTTTTTATACACCTTATTTATTTCAGCATTTAACTGATCTAAAACATAAAATTGAAGCTCGCAATTATATGTTGGTAGCTTAATCTTTAATGTTTGTTTCATAATTAAAGCCCTCCGTATGATTTAAACATATCGTAGTACTTATAGTATTGTGCTTTTCTATTAGTTTCCCAAAGCTGTAACATTTCTGTAAAGTTTGGAGTATTTACAACAGATAAAGCATTGTTTCTTGCTGATCTAAGTCTTTGTTCAATTAATTGTAATTTAGCAGTTACTTCTTCACCATTGATAAATAAGTTTTCTAAAATACGTTGTTTAATTGCATATTCATAATATTCATTTACAAATGGCTGATCTAATACTAATAAATTTCCTTTATCATCTTCAAGCGCTCCTTGATAAGATATTAACATCCTACCACTATTAATATTAGTATATATATAATTATTTTTAATATATATTGTTGGGAAACTGTTATCCATAGCATCGCACATGCTACTTGTTGCAACAACCTTTACATCTAAAAATTGTTTATATATTCTTACTTCTTGCTTGCGTTTTTCAATAACTTGTACATATATTTTCTCACCATTCTGACATTCTTGTACATAAGTTGCTTCACATTCACATTCTTTATTACAACCACATTTAGGGCAATCTTCCATTATAACATTTTCAGTATGTCTTCCATGTAAAACAGGATCTCGAAGTTCAAACTCACCACAAAGTTTTGCATAGTTTAATACATAAAAATCATCAGGTAATTTTGCTTTTTTATTTTCAATATCAATAACCTTATCTTTTGTTTCATGGATTCTCAATCCTAAATCGTAGCTAACCCGTTGAGTTACTTTAATTAATTGAGCAGGATCAATTAAACCTTCAGTGTTATATATTGTAAAGTCAGTTATTACCTCAGCTAATAACTGATCAAATGTTCTATATTTTAATTCTGTTTTCATAGAATTAGCGTGTTAAACTTATTTTATCATTATCACTATCTGGAGGTATTTGAATTGTACCAGCTAAATCTTTAAATACTTGCGACTCAATTTCACCTAATAAATAATCAGGAACATTAAAAGATTGATCTTGTCTTTGAACACATGAATCTTTTTCACATGTCCAAAAACTAACATCATCTTCAAATATTCCTTCAATTCTTACAGCATCCCAATCTAAATCTGGAAAATATAAATAGTCATTTAAATACCAAAAATACTTTCTTGTATTATATTTTGTATTTTTTGATTTTGAACTATATACATAAGTTGATGGAATAACAGGTTGTAATATTTGAGACCCATCTAAAGATGTAACATTTCTAATAAGGGGTCCCCAATATCCTTGTAAAAATATAGGAAGTTTATCTTTTGTTCTTTTTATTTTACAATTTGAACGTATGCCTGTACATTGAGCTTCAACCTTATCTACTTCAATTAATTCAACATAATCAAGTGTTTGAATAACACTTGCAAAAGATAATAGTTTACTTTTAGAATCTTCTCTTCTCATCAACCATTTTGCATGTTTTATTACAAAACTGTATATAACACGATCAGTTAATAAAGCGTCTTGTCTAGACGCTTTCACTTGAGTACGGATTCTGGAGCATACATCTCCTATTGTATTTTTAGCCATTTTAATCTAAATTAAATTCATCATATGTATCAAGAAGATTTTTGGTTTCTTTTTGTTTATATTGAATATAACTTTGTTTTCTAAATACCCTACTCACTTTTACCATATTATCCACCATAATGTATTTTTTCCATTCTTTTGGGTAGGTTTGTCCTACTTCTCTTTTAAAATTTCTGACACCTGTAAAACCCCAAAGCTCATGATTTCTAAATTTATATTTACCTTCATAGTTAGTATAAAATATTTTGGCAGTGTATTGATCTGATTCCCAATTTTGATTTTGTAATTTTACACCGTAAATTTTTGATTTATTAAAATCTACGTTACTCTTTTTGCGAGGACAAGATCCAATAAAAATATATCCTAATTGTTCTGGAAGCTCCACTCCATTTCTATCTTCAATAACAGATTTCCATATCATTTCATTAAATGTCGAAATTACTTCTTTGAATTTTTCTAGACAAATAGTTTCAACATGTGGATTTTCATTTAAAAACTTAGTATAAGTTTCAAAGTTTGTTAAATTCAATCTTTTTGATCTATACCTAGGAGCTTTTAAATCTGGTTTTTTATATTTTTTCGACACTATATTCTACATTATTAATTTACAAAAAACTTTGAATATTTTAAAATTAAACTTTAGAAGTTTAAGCATTATGTGTAAACTCAGAAATCTTTCCTTTTTTAGGATCATGTACTTCTAAAATAGCTTGACGTTTTGATCCTGTAAACTTATTATGATAGTGCCAATAATCTGACTTACAAAGAGAAGGAAGATGTTTTATGGAAAAGCCATGTATTTCATTATCTGTTACAAACTCAGTAACTTTCTTACTATGAAAGTGTCCAGTATAACATGTACGATATTTTGTTTCTCCCCATTCTTTAGGGAACTCTGTAGCATAAACAAGAGGTGTAGATTTTTTTGTAACATCACCGTGTTCAAAAGCAAAAAAGTTGTCACCATATACAACAACTTTTCTTTCAGAATAATCTACTTTAAACTTAATATTTATATCTTGAAAACATTTAGAAAGAGCATGAGCTAAATGATATGAACTAAGTCTGTCATGATTACCAGGGAGATAAACTATTTCTAATTCATTACAGAATTGTTTAATATAATTTACAGACCAATATAAAGTATTAAAAGCATCATCATATGCTTCTTGTGCTTTTAGTTCATTATCTACAGGCGTACCTGATGTTGTTGTTCCATGAAATGTGTCCATGTTTAAAAGATCCCCTCCTATAACATATATAATCTTTTCTAATCGATGGCTAGCGTATGCACGCATTACAAGATTTCTAATAGCATTTTTAAAGTCTTCAACTATAGTAAAGTTGCCCTCTTTGCCAAAATGTAAATCTTGAATAGAAAGTACCGCAACTGATGGTGTTTCATATTTATCATTAATGTGAATACTAGTAACCTGCTCATACTTGGGATGAAAGGTCTCAAGCAATTTAGATATATGATCAATAGGTTCTTGTTTCTTTTGTGTCACCATTGCTGATATATACCAACCAGAATGTGTTTCTTTATTCCAATATGAACTAAGCTTCCACTTATCAGTATCTATTTCTAAAAGTTGAATTATTTCTTCTGCTGTTCGCGGTTTGCAAACAGCAATCCCTTTTATTTCAGCAGTACCTTTTTCAACGTCTTCTTTAAACTCTATAATTTTATGTGAAATTTTTGGAGGAGGAGTTTCTAAAACTTTTTGTTTTATTTTTTTGTATTCTTCTAGAGAAATTCCTAATTTTGTAGCACAATATTCATCCGACTTTTTCCATCTTAAAGTCCCATAGACCTTGTGTTGTAAACTCATAAAGAATTGTTTAGTTTATGGTGTATAAAGTTATATTAGTTTTTTAACATATCCTAATATTTTTTAAAAACAAACCCTCCCTAGAAAAGGAGGGTGTAGATTAGTCGAAGAAAACCAACTAAACTCCGACATTTTTAATATTATTGATTTGCAAGGCAATTAATCTTTTCAATTATTATTTCAAGAACTCGAAATAAAGTTTTTTGATCAGGTGCTAAAAAATTAGTACCCCCACATGCTGCTAATAATTTACTTACATCTAATTCTTCTAAGTTTAAACTATCTTTAACAGCACAATAATCTACAGCAAGTTTATAAACAACATCAGTTATGGTGTCACCTGTACAAAGTGAAAGACAGGGTATATCAGGACCTTGCCAAATAACACAATTTGATGATATAGAATTACAGGTTTCTTTAGCTAAATTTGAATTTGAAGGCAGCATAACTAATTGATTATTATTACTTTATAATAAACTACTATGTGTAAACACTATGTCTACAATATAATATAAAGAAAAATAATCAATTTATCAAATAATTCTTTAGATTACCCAATTCTATTTAAATCTAAATCAACAGATGGATCCCATGTTTGGAAACAATTGTGAACATATGACATAAAAGGATTGTATCTAAGATAATGATGCGTCATACAACTTAGTAACATTTGACGTGTTTCATCAGGTTTTTTTATAGCAGATAAAATTTTTAAACAATCTTCAATTCCATTAAAATAATGAATATTTGTAATTTTTTTTTCATTCTCAAAAGGAAACCAACCATTTAATTTTAAATAATATTTTTTATTTCCAATATTAAAACAATCTTCAAAATGTAAATTATTTTCTTTTATCCATTGTCCAACAGATACATCTTCAGGTCCCCAGTTATTATTAATCATAGGGTTAGCTTGTTTTATTAATTGAGGGGATATAAAATATCCTGCACCACCTGATGGAAAAACAAGAGTTGGTTCTTTTGGATAAACACCATGCATTTTTAACCCATAAACACAATTTTTATCAAGAAATTCAATTATAAAATTGAACATTTTAATATTTAATATTGCATCATCATCAATAAATACAAGCCAATCATATTCATGAAATTCATTAGTATTTTTAACTAAATTTATTAAAGTAACTGTTTTTTCTTCAGCACTATAATAATGAGTTTTTTCAGAACCTGATATTTCAGGGTATTTTCCAGTTAAAATATCTGTAAGACAAACATAGTCTTGGTCTTTTAACCAAGTGTCAACACAAATTTTAACTCTATCAATATTTACACTAGATGTTTTTAAAATAATTTTATATCTCATTTATTAACTTTTTGACCAAGCTTCCCAAACAAAATCATATTTATATTTTATATTAAATCCATTTTCTATTAATCCATTTTGAATTAATTGTCTTTTTTCTATTGCATTTTCAATTCCTAAATGAAATTGAATTTGAATATTTTTAAATTTATTAATTACTTTTGTTTTTAACATATAATCTAATAATAAATACTCGTCTCCTTCAATATTTATTTGAAGAAGATCAATCATATCTATAGTATAATCTTCTAATATTGAATCTATTGTTTTAAACTGTACATTTATTTTTTCTGATTCATTTTCCAAATTTGAAGATGACGCATCTCCGTTTAAATATATTATACCATTTTTATTTTCAATTCCAATAGCTACAGGAATTATTTTAACTTTGTTATTATGTTTAAACTTTGAAATCATTTGATCATAAAATAAAGGAATAGGTTCAACAATATAAACATAAGGATTAAACTTATTAATTATTTTTTCAGCCCAAACACCTACAAATCCTCCAATATCCATAACTTTTGATTCTTCGTTTAAATCATAATTTAAAATGTAAGTTAAATCTCCATAATCAGAAAACCATCGTTGTACTTCTTCTGGGTGTAAATATAAATTTGCCATTATAATTAATCTTTAGAATATATATATCCATTTTTATACAATGTTTCATGTATAATCCAATTTTTACAATATATTTCATCCCAGTTTTTTGGTCCATTAGGACCATACCAGGTTTTAGGAGCAATAACAATTTTATTTTTATTTTTAGATAAATACGCTCCCCACCAACTAAAAGATGAATTTGATATTACAAAATGATGACATAGTGATAGTATCCATAAATCTTCATAAGATTTATAACCTTCAGAATATATTGCTCCTTCAATATTTAAATTTTTTTTACACCATTCTATATCATCACTAACAATTAAAATTTGATTATTAGGAACATGTTTAATTGCTTCTAAAATATATTCTTTAGACAAAGTTGGATGAATATCTGGATAACTTAAATAGTCCCCTCTTCTCACATGAATAGCAGTTATTTCTTTAACAAAAATAATAGGAAGTTCTAGTTTTATTTTATTGATAAATTCTATAGGAGGATAAAATAAATCTTTTATTTCATTAGAATATTTATTAAAATAATTTTCACTTTGAAAATAACCAGTATATAAGGTATGCGTATTATCAGAAGGTATTTCTAAATTATAATTTTTATTATCAACATAATCATCTATAAAAATGAAATCTTTAAATATTGTATTAACATATTCATTTGAAAAATGCGATTTATATAAATAAAGTTCTTTACCATATTCTTTTGCTTTAGCATATGCGTTAGCAACCATAAATAAATTATTACCCAATCTTCCTGCAACTATTGGTAATATATAATCAATTTTCATGTTTTATAGCAAGTATTTCTTTTACATAATTATATGAGCAAAAATTATTATTATATGATTCTAATTTTACATCGTAAGGTTTTGAATTCATATATGCAGCTTTATAAAATAAATCTTTTCTATCATCTGTCACACCTGCATTGTGATAAATAGGAGCTTGACTCCATCTAAACATTGGATCAGTTGCCCAACAAAAATCTAATCTTTTATCTACTTTAGTTTCATTTCCAAACAACCACGCATTCCATAATAATGACCACATACCTGCTGTCCATTTTTGAATAGCATATCCTTCACCTTTCCATAATGGTTCCTCATTACAAAAATGTGCATATAGTTTAATTGAATCTTTTTCTACTTTATCCCAATATTCAAATGTTGTATTTTTTACAATATGTTGAGCACCACCTGAATCTGCATTTCTTTCTTTTGGAATGCTTGGATCAATTCCTATTACATCACACATTTTAAGATAAACATCTTCTCCTTTTGTAAGAATATATTGAGTGCCTATGTATCCTACAGTATCGCTTAGATACCAGATATTATCTTTTTCCATGTCGCTAAAATCTACTGGACGTGTAAATATAATATCACAATCATGTAAAAAAAGAACTTCTTTTTCTAATTCAGGATACGCTTTTAGATGTTGTTTCATCATGTTAAAGTATATCGATGGGATATACGTTTGATTTTCACGCGTATCTTTATAAAAAAAGAAGTTTACAGTATTATATTTATTTTGAAGATCAAGCCATTCGGCTGGAGGGATATCCCCATGATATGCACATAAAATATGCATATCATTTGGATTAATATTGTTTTTAATAAAGTTATTGATCATCACCTCTATTTGCCATGTATAATATGGAATAGCAGGTTGAGCACATACAAATTTCATAAATGTTGGTTTTAACGTAAAATTAAATAATTATTTAATATTATTGAAAGTTTTCACATGAATTTATTTGACTAATTATTAAATATTTAGTTGATGATATGTCTACAGTTTTTATAATTTCTGTTACAGGTATTCCACCTACAACTAAATTATAAATTTTACCTGATAGAATATTTACACCAGATATTAAATTTGAACTATATAATATACTTCCATTAGTTGTGCCTGAAGGAATTGTATAATTAAAAGATACATTAGAATTAATAGGTCCTCCATTACAACTTACTTGTGAAAATGTCATTAATGATCCTGTAATAGCAATATTGGAACCAATATTTGCATTATCAATCATAAATCTTAAACGCAAATTTTCAGATCCACTTGCTCCAGTTTTTTCAATATTAATGAATATATGTGGAGAATTACATTTTCCCAAATATATTGAATTAACAATTTTTGATAGTGGATTTAATAATTGTATATTCCACACATCATTTCCACTATTAATTGTTAAATAACTATTTGGTACTGGAATATTTACAGGAGTTGTAGCAGAAGAATTGGTGTATAAAATACTATTATTTCCATTAACAAAATTAGAATCTGTTGGATATACTTTTGTATAATATGTAAATTGATTGGAACAACCTACTGCTATTGATTGTGATAATTCAGGAAATGCTGCCGATGCTTGCCATGTATATATTGTTGTCGTAGTTGTGGTAGATGTAGATGTAGTTGTAGATGTGCTTGTTGTAGTAGAAGGAGGTATAGTAGTAGGAGCAGGTAATCCAGAACAAGGGCAATATGCGTATTCTGACATACCAGATGTAACTTCATATCTTATAGTTAAATTACCATTTAAAATATAATTTATTGATGATTCATCTGTAGTACATATATATTGAGATTGACTTGGAGAAATCAATATACTTCCCCCACTTCCATTACATGGATTATAACTTCCACTTACAGTACCTGTTGATGATGTATTTCTAATTCTATAACATTTACATACTCCAGGTGCAGCTGTACTTGTAGTTGTTGTAGGAGGTATTGTAGTAGTAGAAGTTGTAGATGTACTTGTGGTAGAAGTTGTTGATGTTGAGGTAGTAGATGTTGAGGTAGTAGATGTAGTAGTTGGAGAACAAGATCCATATGTAGAACTTAACATAGAGGCTGTTCCTAAAACAGAACTTGATGATTGCCATTGATTAGGTGTTCCTGATATTGGAGTTGGTGTATTATTATCAAGAATAGAAAATAAAGTTCCAGCTTCTAATCCAGAACTAAATTGCCATCTTAAATTAAAAGGACTCCAATATACAAACCCAGCAGGTGAAAGATCGTAAACAGGTCTTCCAGCATAATTAGAAGGATTTTGTTTAATGTTTAAACAGTATAAATTAGGTAAAGGAGCATACCAACAAAAACATATGCCAGCATTTGCATTTGTTGTAGTTGTTGTAAAATTAGCAGATGTTGTTGTAGATGTAGTTGTTGTTGGAGGAAGTGTTGTTGTGCTTGTACTAGTGGTCGTAGTTATCTGATATCCAATCGGATAGGTAATTTCATTATTACATTTATCACCTAGTGATTTAATTGTAATAAAGTTAGCATTAATATCTACAAATGTTGTTATTCCATTAATTAAATCAGTTTTTGAAAAAACATCAGGAGATGCATTTCCAATATCAGGAATAATTCTAAAATTAGGCCCTAAATAAGCACCTAAAGGTTCTAATAATTGTACATAAATTTTTTTTGTTGCCACTTTGATTTATTTTTTATTAACAGTTGTTTGTTGGTTGAGGACACCCACCAGGACAGGATCCACTCACCTGAGTTATTGTAATGCAGTTACTATAATTTGGAATTGCAGTTCCTCCTGAAATTAACACGGAAAAACCCCAATTCATAACAGTTGAATCTGTTCCTCCACAATATGATGCTGTAGTAGTATAATCACCAATATACCAAACACTAGGATATGATGGTTTAATATTAAATTCAATTACTGCACCAATTGTTGATGAACTTATTACAGTTGCTGTAACATACCCACATCCAGTTGAAGAATTTGTTATAGCTGCTAATTGATTTGCAACATCAATCATTGTATTACCAGCTACTGCATTATAAATTATTTGATTACAACCTGATATATTATAGCCATCTGTTGTAAATGACATTCCTATTTTAAACTGCTTACCTGCAGTAACAGTTCCATTAAGTTGTAATCTATAACCTTTTGTACCAGATGCTTGTGCTGGAGGTATGCAACCTGGGACAACTCCTATATTTATTGTCAACCAAGCTAAAGGATTAGAATCACCAATTTGAGTTACAAGATAAGAAGGTTCAGATGGAATTATAGGCTGTGTTAATGAACATATTACTTGAGCAACATTACTAGTACTATTAACGGTAGCTAATTGATTATTTTGACATGATGTATAATAAATAGGGCTTGTAATATTTCCAGAACATTTATTACATATATTCCAACATTTACATGGATCTGTTGTAGTTGTAGTAGTGTAACAATCTGTATTTTGTGTACAAGATCCTGTATTAGGAGTAATATTTACGAACACTTGAGGATCTGTAGAAGTAGGTACATTTTTAGAACATACATATTTTATAGGAAAATTATTTATGAATGCTCTACTTATTGTCTCAATAATTGGGCTATTACTTGAACAAGGAATATAAGTAAAAGAAGTTGTAGGAGGGTTAGGTGTAGGATTTGCAAAATCAACATTAAAGTTTACAACATTATAACACTTACATGAAACAGTAGTAGTAGATGTAGTAGATGTAGAAGTTGATGTTGAAGTACTTGTAGAGGTAGTAGTTGTTGCAGCAATTGTAGTAGTAGAAGTACTAGTACTTGTAGATGTTGATGTACTAGTACTAGTAGTAGTTATAGAATCTTGAACAACATCAACAATGGCTCCACAAAAATCACAAGAACATGTAAAACCATACACACGTTCATATAATGTTCTAATTATTGTATTAATATTAGGAGGACTCCCGTCTTTTTCTTTTTTGATAATAGGAACATCAATATCAAGTGTAATACATTCAGCAGGAAATGCATCTTCACATTCTGATGAATCTGTAGAAGATAGTGAATACACGTTTTGTTCAAAAGATAAATTTGTATCTTGAACAATTCTAGTGTTATTAGAACATGTACAAGGATTGCAATTACAAGGATTATATGTATTATTACATGTCATAAAAATTTTTATTTAACAAGTTGGACAACTAGAACTATTTGATGGTGCAATTGTTACAAAACTATCAGGTGATGTTGGTAAATTCCTTGAACATATATATACTGGTGTTCCAATAGAAACAGTTGAATTTGTAACTGTTCCTGAACAATTTGTATATGTAAATGGTGATGGACTAGGTGTAACAGATACTGTTTGACTACTATTACACCAATACATTTCTGTGACAGATCCACCAGCACCAGCACCACTATAATCACCACCTCTTGTTATAATTAAATTTGACCCACTAACTGTTGAGCTACCACCTTGTTCAGCTACACCATCATTTATATAATATGGATTATTTTGTAAAATATTTTTAATTTCATTTAAAATACAAGTATGAGATGTACATGCCCCCACAGTATAGCTAAATCCTATCATACTTCCACAATACCAAGTGTTACTACCATTGATTCCACCACCACCATCAATAAGATAAGCTGGTTGTATACTAAAATTTAGAACATCTCCTGTGACAAAAGTACCATTTAAAGTTATTGTTAATGTTTTATAAAATCCTGTTGTACTATCGAGTGAAGAAAGTGATGTTGTTACAGATTTAGATGGTGATGGATTAACAGAAGAATTATTAAAATTATTTATTATAGAATAGCATGTACATGGTGGTTGAGTTGTAGTACTTGTCGTTGTACTTGTTGAAGTTGATGTAGATGTACTAGTTGATGTAGATGTACTGGTTGATGTGCTAGTAGTTGATGTAGTAGACGTACTAGTTGAAGTAGATGTTGAGGTAGAAGTAGATGTTGAAGTAGATGTTGTCGTTGGAGGTGGTGGAGGAGGTATTAAATCATAAATTTTAACAAATGGATTCTCACAATCATTACACATTGCCCCTGTTGATCTAACATATATTTTTGTTGCACTCCAATTAACTTGAATTAAAACACCATCAATAAGTTGTTGTCTTGTAACTTTATACGGAATAGTTAATCCAAAATTATCAGATAATATAAAATTAGGACCTAATCCTGCACCTAATGGTGATATTTTAAAAAGAATAAACATTTTTTAATTAGTTAAAAATATTAACAGGATGGACAACCTGGCTCTAATGATACCATTATTTGTACATAATTATCAGGAGAAACTGGAGTATTATTGGCACATACATAAACTGTTTGACCAGATGCAACTGTACCATTTACACTAGCGTTAGAACAATTCAAATAATTAAAACTAGATGGTGGTGGTGTTACAAAAGATTGACCAAAGTTACACCATGCATATCGTACAATGTCTCCAGCATTATCAGTGTATCCTCTAACTATTGTTAATTGATTACCAGAAATTGTGGACGATGAACCTATTTCACCACTGATAGGTAAGGATTGATTGTTAAAAGCTGTTTGTAATCCACTTAATATAGATGCTATTGTTGCACCAGCAGGTACAGTGTATGTAATAGTTTTATTAGTACAGAAGGGTATACAGAAAAAGTCAACACCTAGCTCTCCTGTGTTTATAGTAATTACATCACCTTGCACAAAGGTACCTGTTAATGTTATTGTTAATGTTTTTGGATAAGTTGATGAGGCATCTCCACAGAATTGTTCTGTGTTACTATAAGTGACTGAAATATCCCTAGATGGGTTAGGATTGAGACCAAAGTTGTTAAAATTGTTTGTTATTGAGTAACAATTACATCCAGCAACTGGGGTAATTATCGGTGTTCCACAAAGAGCTATTGTATTACCATCCTCAGTAATTGTGGTTGAGTTACCATAAGAACATACACGTCCCGTATTTTCAACATAGTTAGATATACCTACATTTCCCCAAGTTGCATCATTTGTAACTACAGGAATTGTTGTTCCATCATTAAAATTACTATCAATTAAATTTTGTGCTGTCCATACTTGATTTCCTATTTTAACAGTTATATAAGATCTATTGTTTCCTATATAACGGGGTAATAAAGGATGCGTGTTACATGTAGCGCCATCAGGTAAAGATTGTTCTGCAGATGTGACAGGTCTAACAAGACGAATGTACAAACCAGCTAGTTTATCAGCACCTAATCTATCAATATGTGAAAAAGCACCTAAAAAATCACGAGTCCAAACTAACTTACCAACAATAGCTTCATTAGCATTACTTGGCCACTCGGTAGTGCTCCAAAATCCAGTTAAGTCATTGAGAGAATTAAATAGCCCACTACCCTTTCCCCATCTTTGTCCTCCACCAACAACTGAGAAATTATACTGATTTGTTGCTGAAGAGTTATTATCCCAAGTACCACTACCTACTTCAATTGGAGCAGAACAACGGGTTTTAAGTTTATCACCACCTGTTGCACTTGTAGGTGTTGTTGCATTAGCGTTTGGATCGTAAGAAGGATCAATATACCCAATTAAATTATTCCAATCTGCATCAGAAGGAACCCTCCAATCATTTCTTTGATCTGTATATATAGGATCTGTTGGCCTTGGTCTTTGTTGAGTATTTACAATACCTCCAAGGTTTCTACCTCCATTGTTTCTAGTACCTGTTCCAAATATCGCAAACCAGTTGTACAAGTAACCATACCCCTCATACGTAACACCACAAATTGGATCTGCACAAGGAGCTGCAGTTGTTGTGCTTGTTGTAGTCGAGGTACTTGTAGAGGTGGAAGTTGAGGTGGAAGTTGATGTGGACGTGCTAGTTGATGTGGAGGTGCTAGTTGATGTGGAGGTGGTAGTGCTTGTACTAGTGCTTGGTATAGGAACATCTATACTTGTTGTACATAATCCCCCTGTTGACTGGATATTTAGGCTGGTTGCAGATGCTATAACATTTACAGAGATGCCATTTAATAGTTGAGTCAAACTAATGGAGTTTGGACTAACTGTACCAGCCGGAGTGCTGACAATATTGAACGAAGGTCCTATGTCAGAGCCTGGTGGTAAACTATTCATTTGTACAAATACTTGCATTCTAAATTTATTATATTTTAACAACTAGTTCCATCACAATCACAGAAACCATTATTTAAACAGTATAGAAGTATGCTTACTTGGTCACCACTATTAATATCAACATCTATAATATCTATAACAGGAGCAAGATTAAGTGCATTAAGACACACACCATCGTATTCTACATAATTGGAAGGTACAGTAAAACTTCCTGAAGGAGTACCAACTCTTACTTTTGCATATACACAAGTTAAATTAGCATTTCTAAAACTTATACTTACTGCAAGATCAAATAAACCATTTCCTTTAGATGTTGCAGATACACCAGTTTTACGCCCACTTTGAGTTGATGCTAAAGGATAGTTTGATTCACAACCATCATTATTAAATTGACCACACCCAGTACTACTAAATTGTAATGGACTTATTGAATTTCCTTGTACAGTAACTCCATTTATGTTAGGACATGTACCACCAGCTCCAGATGTACATCCACCAATAAGCTGATTCATTATATTACATGTTAAATTACTTACTGTTTTTTGGTTGTTACATGCTGCGTTTTTAGTATATGGGAAAGGAGCACTTGATCCAGACCCACCACCTGTACATAGTGTTGTAGCTCTTATATGTGTCACATTAGCTGGAAGACTAGACAAAGAAACAATGTTAGGTGATGTACAAGGATCTGGGCTAAAGTCACTAAATGGTCCACCTGCACCAGTTGTTGAATATCCTATTCTTAGTCCACTACATGAAGGACAAGGTGAGCTAGGATAACTAATAGCTACAGAAATTGTACAGTTGGTTGAATTTTCAGTAATTCCAGTTATTGTAGGAGCACAACACGGATTTGTAGTAGTACTTGTAGTAGAAGTAGAAGTACTAGTAGAAGTGCTTGTAGACGTACTAGTACTAGTAGAAGTACTTGTGGATGTAGTAGGAGGTGCAGAAATTGTTACATTTGTAGTATTTGTACATACCCCAGTTGACTGTAATTCTAGAGATGTTACATTATTATTTACAGTAACATCCACACCATTTGTATTTAATAATTGAGCAAGTGTTACTTGAGGAGGTGTTACAGTACCAGCTGGAGTAGTAATGACATTAAAAGTTGGTCCTACATCAGAATCAACAGGTAAATTTGTCATTTTTAAATTAACTATCATTACTGTCTAAATTTATTATATTTTAACTTGGTACACCACAAAGTTCAACAGTACCATTAGTTTGAACAATTGTGTTGTTATAAGAACATCTTGCACCTGCTAATAGTCCACCCCATGCTGTATTATCTGTAACTTCAGGAATTGGTGCACCATCATTATATTCTTCATCTATTAAATTTTGAGCTGTCCAAACTTGATTTCCTATCTTCACTGTAATATATGTTCTACTATTTCCTATATAATGAGGTAATAATAAATTGTCATTACTTGTTGTACCATCAGGAAGTGCTTGTTCAGCAACTGTTGCAGGTCTTACTAAACGAATAGAACAACCGTTTCGCTTATTGCCAGTGTTAATCCTGATTAGATTGGTATTATTAAAAACCAGGCCACGGAACCAGGCAGTGTTAGTATCGTTATCGTTCTCCGTAGAACTCCACAAGTAACACTGGGTGCCAATGGAGAAGAATGAGCCATTGCTAGGACGGTAGCCACCAGGAACACTTGCAAAGTTTACCTCATTTGTTGCTACTACAACTGTAATTGTATCCCATAATCCATTATTAGTACCAAAAGGATTAGTACAAGTAGTTTTTAATTTTCCACCTGCAACTGCACTTTGACTACCTATTGCATTTGGATCACAAGATGGATCTAAGTAAACTATAAGTGTATTCCAATTAGCATCACTTGGAACAACCCAAGTGTTTGGAGCACCTCCTGGTTGTGATGTATTAACTATACCACCTACATTTCTACCATCAACTACTGAAGGTATTGGTAATGTACCATTACCATATATTGCAAACCAATTATATAAATATCCATACCCTTCATATGTCTCTCCACAAATTGCTGTTGAACAAGGATTTGTTGTTGTGCTTGTTGTAGTCGAGGTACTCGTTGATGTACTTGTGGATGTACTTGTGGATGTACTGGTTGATGTGCTAGTTGATGTTGCATTAACAGTTGCTACAATTGTTCCAAACGTACAATTTAAAGGACAATCCCCAAAAACACTACTTATATCTTCTACTGTTGATGTTTCTTCCCAATCATCATTTATTGCATTTTCACTTGTTGTACTTCCTAATAATACATCTCCATCAAATAAATCATATTTGTCTGAAAAAGGATTCCATACTATTTTTCCATCTGTGTAATCTGAATCAAATGTTATATAATAAGGTTTGCATCCTTCTGTATTTTCATCCGTACATTCTTCCCATGGTAAATCAAAACATGTATCGCAAAATGAGTAGAATTGAGCTTTAAATGTATCCCCATTGTCATCCGTTGCTGTAACACATATTTTTTCTGGACATGTTAATCTTGTTACTACAGATTGAATATTTGGATTTAATACATCCCATGAATTACACTTAGGTCCTATTGGCAATTCCATATTTTTATCTAAAGTGGCAACAATTACTGATGGACTAGCTAAATTAACTAGCACCCAATTTGTATTATTCCAATAAATTCTATATTTAATTGCACCATAATAAAAATCAAAATAAACTTTTCCATTAATGTAAGAATATGCAGAAACTATGTTTACAAATTCTACACTTGGACTTGGTCCTGTAGAAGGTATAATATTAATACACAATGTTTTAGAAGGAACAGGATCTGGTACATTTATATCAAAATCAATATTACACGTGCCTGTAGATTTAATTGTAATTTTATTAGCATTATTGTTGCTTAATATAAAATCTTTTCCTACTAATAATTCATCTTTTGTAGCTGTAGATGGACTTATTGTACCAGCATCAACAAATAGTTGAAAAACGTTGCTCACATCAAATCCAACTTCTTCAATTTTTATAGTAACAATAAGAGACATTTATAATTTTTATTATAATTTTAATATATTAGTTATGGAGTAGGTGAAAGACCACAACCTGGACAATTACTGTAGTCAGGATTAGTTGGAAGTACTAATGATGCTACAATATGACTCATACAATCAACTGGTCCTGATGTACCACCCTGTAAAAACGGTTGTGAATTTTTCTTAACACAAACGTATATAGGAGAAAAAAGTGTACCAGAATTAAAAAGTATTAATTCATCTACAACATTTTCTCCAAAACAGTTAATATATCTAACAGTTCCACTACAGTCATCAGGAAGACCTATAGCATAACAATCACACCCAGGAAATGGAGGTGCTGCTGTTGTTGTAGAAGTAGATGTACTAGTTGTCGTACTTGTTGTTGTACTAGTTGAAGTACTAGTAGAAGTACTGGTTGATGTACTTGTGGATGTTGATGTTGAACTTGTACTAGTAGAAGTACTCGTACTGGTTGATGTACTAGTAGTAGTAGTTGGAGGAATAGTTGTAGTGCTTGTAGTTGTAGGAGGAGGGGGTGGTATATAATAATCAATATAACTAATTATCGCTTTAAATCTACAATCTGGAACTCTATCCCCATAATCACAACTACTTGAATCTCCAACATTTAATTTTTCTAATATTAAATTAATTATATCTTCAAGATCTGCATCACTTGGTAAACCATAACATTCTAAAATTTCATTTTTTGGATCATCTGGGTCAACTTCTGGAAATATAATACATCTAGCATCAATTGTTTCTTCACAAGGTGGAATAAATGGACCTGGAGGTGCAGGAACGCACGCTGTTGTCGTTGTTGTTTGATTAAAACAATCAGGACCATTTAATGAATTTAAATTATTAGATGCCACTATTATTTAATCTTTAAGAATGTACTTGAATATATGTAGAAATACTTGTAATTGTTGTTTCAGTGGGTGAGCAAGAAACAACTAATCCATTTTTTAATACTGTTAAAACATAATCTATTGCATCAGCTTTTGGTTTATCTTTTAAATATTCAAAAAGTTGACATAATAAAGTATTTCCATCAACTACTTTTTCATATATTCCTGTTTGATCTGCTCCTTCTAAATCAATTATATATTTTGAAAGTTCATCGTCATCAAAATATTTTATCATTTCATCTATACATTTTGTAAAACTATCGGGTGTACAACAACCTTTTAAATCAACCTCAGATATATCAATAGGATCTGTACCTGTTCCAAAAATATTCTTAATATTTATAAAAGGTTCTCTAATAGTTCCATAATAGTTAAAACAACAATTTTCTGAAATATCAAATGTTTTTAAAAAATCAATAACACTATTATCAGCAGTACTTAAGTCTCCACCTAAAACATATAAATCATCACATGAATCACAACACACATCAGAATCATTTGGAAAAACATTATCCATATTTAAAACATCTTCAAATGTTTTATTTGGATTTTGTGTTATATACCATTCTGCATATTCAATTAAAAATATAAATGGATTTATACATGTACATGTTCCTAAATCTAAACAATTTTGTTGCATAATTTTTATTTTATTGGATAAGTCCTTGTTCTACTAAACTTGTTTCAACACCAGATATAAATACTTTACCATTATAACATCTTATAACAATACCTTTATCAGTAACTCTATCTAAAATAGTAGCAATACATTCATTTAAATCTACTTTAGTTATTCTAAAAAATTCTATCAATTCACATATTTTAGTTTGTTGATTAGGCGCTAAATTTTCAACAATACCTTTATCAAGTAGAAGTCCTATTGTATCAGCATTAAAACATTGGTTATTACAACCAATATCTAAAATACACTTATTAAAATCATTACAACAAGATAAATTAGAATCACAACTTGATACAGAATTATCATGAGCATCATCTCCTTGAATAGGCATTTTTAATGGAAATGCTGAAGATGAACCAACTTGATTAATTCCAACAGCTTCCGCGTAAGTAAGCAATCTTTCTACACTTGCAAATATATTTACACAACAGTTAGTTTCATTTTGCAGATGTATATCTTTTGCCAAAACATATACTTTATACGTTTCAACACTTGCTAAAATATATTCACAATCATTGCAGCAAAAATCACAACTATTTGTAGTAAATCCTAAATCCTGTATTCTGTCAATAGTATCAAGTATAGACCAATCATATAATTTACTTAATTCAACAACTTTACATAAAAAATAACTAAAAGGATCAACGCATACTTTTGTTGTTGTTGTACAATTTATAAACATAATATTTTTTTTACAAAATTAATAATACTTTAGTATTATAGTACAGTTGTTGTAGTAGTTGTTTGTCCAAGTGCTGGTACAGCAGCGGATTCAGTAAGTCCCATCTGTTCTCCATATTTAAGCCAAGTTTCAACGCTTCCTATTACAATTTCACCATTATCTGAACAAGATATAGTAATACCTTTATCAAGTATACGATCTACAATATATGATCTACGATTTATATTTGCTGTTTCACCTAAATATTTATCTAACAAATCAACAAGTTTACAAAGAACAAGATTATCAGTTTTTGAACAATTGTTATAAATTCCACCATATTCAATTACACCTTTATCCTGTAATCTATCAATTGATTCAGCAGCAAAACGACCTGCCGTAACCCAACAAATTAAATCATCCATACATTCATTAAATCCATTACAACATGTCATTAATTCTTTTGATGATAAACTTGGTGTAAATGTTGAATTTAATGCTGGTACAGCAGCTAAAGGTGTTAAACCAATTTCACTAGCGTATTTGTCTAACCATGTTTCAATAGATGCAAAAACATTACTACAACATGGTGAATCATTATTTATATAATAATTGTAATCACCCGAAAATTGTGGAGAAGCAGGTACAGCAGCACTTATTGTAAAGCCTAATCCTTCATAAAGTTTCATCATTGTTTCAACAGATGCTAAAGCATAAATACCTTCACAACTAGGACAACACATATTACAATTAGTTGTAACAATACCTTTATCAAGTATTCTATCTAATCCTTCTTCAAATAAAGATTTGTTATTAACACCAAGAGTTCCTTGATGTGCTAATTCAAAAATGTATTCTAAAGGATGAATACATTGAACACAGGGTCCAGATGTTGTTGTTGGTGTAGAGCAAGACATAAATAAAATTTTTAAGTTTTAATAAATAAATAAATATTTTTAATAAATAATATCTTCTTCAAGAAGATCAAGTCCAATTCCAAATCCTCCATATGATCCTCCAGATGATCCTCCAGATAATGAATTTATAGTTGTGGTAGTAGTAGTCATAAATCTATTTGCATAAGTTGCATAAGAAGGAACTGTCCCAATTATAGAAAATTTTCCATCACATGTTATTACTAATCCTTGACTTAAGATATAGTTAAATATAATATATAATAATTGTGGTGTATAAATTGGAGAATTTTGCGCTTCTATAATTAATTGACATATAATTGATATATTATTTATAGATGTATATTCAATAATTCCTTGATTTAACAACAGTTCATAAAATGTTGGTCCAAGAGCATCTTGTAATATTTGAAGACATGGACTAAAATTTGTATTACATGTTCCTGTGAATCCATTATCTAAAGGTGTTTGTATACCAGCAGTTCTTCCACAACATGGAAGGTTTTCACTAGGTTGAAGATTTGGAAATTCAACAGAAACAAAAGAACTATATGCAACATTATTACCAAAAAAATAAATATTTTCACAGTTTGGGCAAGCTACTCCACATTGTGTAGATACAATACCTTTATTAATAGAATTAAGTTGATAATTTAATGTAGAAGTGTTGACAATTTTACTACCATCAAATATATTAAAAACCACATTACGTTTAGTCGTAGTAGTTGTTGTACTTGTTGATGTTGTTGATGTTGTTGTTACGGGCATATATCACAAATTGAATATTGAGTAGTAGTTATTGTTTCAATACATGTTGTTGTAGTTGTTGGTTGTAATGTAGTAGTTGGTACGACTGTTGTTGTAGATGTCGTAGAAGTAGAAGTTGTAGATGTTGTCGTATGACATTCTGGAAATAATTTTTCTAATAATTTTAACAACAAATCTGTAACAGATGCTCCTGAATCTACACCAAAACATGCTAACCCATCATTTCCACTATCTTCAGTGTCGTCATTTTCAAATATGATGCAATTAGATAAATAAAGTTGTTCACATGGAGTACACTCAGGACATTCTGGTACACAGTAGACCTTTTTGGGTACAATCTTTGAACAATTTTCACAAACTTTGCATCTTTTTTTCATCACTACTTTACATTATAATATACTAAAAATTATTAACTTTTTAAAATTTATTAGTTAACAATGTTAAGTTATGTTTTAATTTTTTCAATCGCCAAACATACTTCTCCTTGCATTCTCATTAATCTGCTCATATCTGTAAAAGATATAAAAGCTCTACCATTTAACCCCCACTTTCTACCCCAACTGTTTTTAATTCTAAATAATCTTCTATTTAAATCAACACCGTTTATTACATAGGCATGAGCTCCAAGTATTCTACCTGTTGCTGACATAAGACCTGTTCTTAAATTTGGTCTCATCATGTTTGAATACCAATATGTTCCAACAACAACAGGTCCTGTATTTAAAACAGTATTTGCAAGAACATTAACATCTCTTGTCCAATAGTAGTTTTGTATAAAACCTTCTTGTTGTAGTATTTTAGCACCTGCTCTTATTGATGTGCCATTGTAATTTTCACCAGGCCATTCATCTATTTTTTGAGCTGCTTTATAAACTGTATTTGGATTTAATATTGGTTGAGGAGATGCAGGCTGATAAACTGGACCATCTTCTAGCCAATGTATCCAAGAATAAGCAACACATTCAGAAGTATTACCTTGATTTCCCCACCATTGCTCATCATCCCAATATTGAATTCTTTTTGTCTGTGATGTAGAATAAAAAGGAGAATTTGCAATTAAATATTTATTATCTCTTGCATCAAAAGAATAAATTCTTCCAAATTTTTCTTCCATTAATGAGATTGAAAAATCATCGTTAATTGTTTGCCAATCAACAATTTTTTTTCTCATATCCAACAAATCAAAATCTCTTGTTCTTTTACAAGATTCTAAACCATATCTCATTTCAAGCATCATTTGATATACAGTATCTGCATACTGTATATAAATACTTATTTTATCATCAGATAAATCACGACATGGTTTTAAATTACAACTCATTATGTGTTATTTTGATTTTGTTCAGCATTTTCATTTTGTTGGTTGTTTTGGGATTGTTGTCTAAGTTCTTCAAGTTTGTTTTCATAGTCAGTTAGACATTTTGTACAAACTAATTTTCCATCTGTAGCATGACGTCTTTGACATCCACATGTAATTTGTGAATCACAGTTTAAACACTTTTGCATATATTATTGGTTTTTAGATTACTTACATGAATAACAACAATTATCAGGAAATCTATCTAGTCTTTTCTTTGCATAATTATACAAATCCATCCCAGCATCTATATCATGACAATATTCTACTTTTGCTTTTGCAGCATCTATGAAAGATTTAATTAATCTTAGTTCATTTAAATCTTTTTTAACATCTTCTTTTGGATCACATGCTGCCATTTCAAGTTGACATAATTGTTTATACCATTGATCCATTATCATTGTAATACGTAAATGTTCATATTCTACAAATACTTTACTATTAGGACTAACAGAGTATTTTATATGATAAACACCATCTGGTAAATCTGATAATACTTCTCCACAATTACTTACTTGAAGTTGTAAATCACATGCTGTTAAAACTAAATCAAAAGCATTTGTCACTTCAAACATTACAGCATCATTAAACCCAGGTACAGTAACTTCTAGTGTTTCATTACCAACACCTAATCTTTCACTATATACGCTTGTATCTGTTATTTTAAAAGTACCTATATTTTTAACATCTAATACTTCTAAACTTAATTGATGTTTTGATGCCATATTATTTTCTTTACAAAATTAAATAGATGTTCCCAATAAAAATATACAAATTTTTATACATATATCCAAAAAAAAGAAGGGGACTTATAGAGTCCCCAGCTTTTTTATTTTAGGTTGAAATATTAACCTTGAGAAACTGTTGTTGTTTCTGTGTTTGGTATTGCAGGTACAGCTGCTGTAACCAAACTACAAGCACAATTTCCATAATTAGGATATCCACCATCACCAAAAGGTTGAGCAGGAGCAGGAGCAGCACCTTCAGCACCAGCACAATATTGTTCAATTTGAAGACCTGGGCAACAATTGTTAAGAATAGCTTGAAGTTGATTAATAAATGTAGTAGCATTAGCTCCTTCTTCAAGATAGATAGTCAACAAATATTGATCATTATCAAATGTACCAGTAGGATTATTAAAACGAGGTACACTATGAAGAATGTTGATAGAGTTAAAGAAGCTATTACGATCAACTGTTGCAAGAACAGGATTAGCTTCAATTTCTCTCATCCTCAAATGATCAACACGAGAACTATCAGGATATGCTTCTTGACGATAGCGACCATCAAGGATCAAGTTACGAAGAACAGTTTCTCCAACACCTTGAGCTTGAACAGGTTCTTGAACATCAGGAGTGTAAACACCATTGTTCCAAGTACCAGTGATGCTAACGCATTGTACATTACAAGGATCTCCAGACTCATCAACTACAGAAGCATAAAGCTCCAGAGGTTGAAGTTCATAGAAATCAGTAGGAGTGAAAGTACAATATCCAAACTTAGTTTCAAGATAAGCAACCTCAAATGTTACTTTAGCTTTAAGATCGCAATCATTAAAATCAGTTTCTGTATCAACAGGATATTGATCAACAAGCGCAACAAATCCAGATACAGTATTTTGAATAAGAGGATCTTCACCTGTATACTCAGGATCATAAGAACCAACTAAATCACCATTTGAATCATTAACACTAACTTTCAAGAAATTAGTAAGAATAGGATTTTCAATAGATTGTTTAGCCCATTTAATAGCAACAATTGTAGGATCTACAATAGCTCCAGTACAAGTAGCTGTACAATCATCTGTGCAACATCCTGTAAAGGCATCTAAAGTACGATAGATGTTATGAGACAAGAAACGTAAAGCAGGAGAACCTTTCAAATCTAAACGAAGACGATAGGTTTTGCCACACTCAACTTTACCAATCTCAATGTCTTTAACTTGGTTTACAGGAGGAGTAGAACAAGTGAGGAACACCTTAGAGATATACTTAGGGTTGATCACTTTAGATTTTACTGACTCTTGATAACCACCATGGTAAGGTCCAATCTTATCTTTTGTAAAATAAGAACCTTGCGCAAGGATGAAAGGTTTACCACTGTTTGTAGGATTTGGACCAGATGGATTAATAGCTTGATAAGTGTTTGCATCAAACAAACCAATTTGACCTGGTTGAAGATCAGCTGTAGTACCAGAAGTAAGTTGATCAATTACACTACCTACAGGTGCAAGTTCTTGAGGACCAGGAGCAGCTGGAATAGGTTCAATCCATTTTGCTAGAAACGATTTTCGAAACGCGTGATTAAAATACATTGTTTTTAAATTTTAAGGGTTTACAAATAAATATATAATATAATATACTAATTATTTTTTAATTCTACAAATAATCTTTTATTTCATGATCAAGAAGACGCATTGCTATCTTATCTTCTCCAAATGCATTGAGTTGATCCACCCAGTTTTGCATTTTACCATGTTCTTCATTTTGCTCTTTAAGATAATGTAGAGCTAGTTCATACAACATATGTGAGCCATCTTTAAGTGCATGATTAGCAAGATCACTACATTGATTTGTAATCTGAATCTCATGATCAAAAGATTGTCTAATAATATCAGGAAGACCACCAAATGTTTCAGCTGGTTGTTCTAAGGTAGCTGTAGCAGGTTGTACTCCCATATTAAGAAGATACTCGCGCGCGATGTCAGCATGTCCTCTTTCTTCATCTGAATACTTTTTCCAAAGTTTAGCTGCGTTTACATAGCCAGCATTGTCTAACCAAAGAGACATTGCTAAATAAATACGAGAAGATTGATCTTCTTGCTGAACACGATAATTAAGAAAACTAATGCAAGACTCATCAATTAAAGCATTTTTACCTTTTGTAGAAGCTGTTTTAATTCCTGTTTTAATAGGTTCTTTACTAACATCAGATCCTTTTGTACTAAAAATTGTAGGTCTTGCTATCTTTTGCATAATTAACTATTTCCTTGTACGGATTGTTGTTCTCTTTGATATTGTGTAACTGATTCAATATCTCCAGCTAATATCATAGCTGTTTGATCAGCAATTATTTCAGCAACATCGTCTTTTAATTCACATTCTTGATTAGTTGCAACTGCTGTTCCAGTTTTAGGATTAATACACCCTTGAAATAATATTTCTCTAGGTTTTCTATAATAAGTCAGTTTTACATCTGTTATATCAAATTCATCATTTGTGTAAACTCTAACAGTGTCACCAACTAATGTAGCCAATGTTTCCCCCCATTCAAAACTAGGACCCTTTGAATCGCTTGTTAATAGAATCCCCATATTTGCTTCTTCAGTTTGATATATTGTCATTCTTCTTTTTTCTGTACAACAATCACTTGTTGCAAAAGCATCCACTCTTATAAAATATAAATAATCTTGAGGAAGATCAGATTGATAAAAATATTTTTTATCTATAGAAGGTAAAGTCTGATCTTTAATAAGAATTTGTAAATCATCAACAATTCCTGTTGATTCTTCAGAACCTTGCTGTCTAGTATTAATACCATAAATCTGTCTTCTCACCCATTCAAATTGAGCTTTATTTACAGCTTCTTGAATTTGCCAACATTCAATATTGTCATAATCAAATGAAGCTAATTTATTAAGCCTTTGTTTTATTTTTATTTGAAGAAGATTGTTGTTCATTATTTGTTTTTAGCCATTGCTTTAAATGTCTTGGCAAGATTATATCTTTTACTACCAGCTGGACAAGAAGAAGATCCAAACTTAGATCCTGTACAAACACCTTCTGTTCCACGTTTTTTAATAGAAGCAGTTGCTGATTGAATCCATTTTTTCTTTGATGCCATGTTATTTCTTTTTAGCTTTAATCTTTTTTTCTTGTTTAAGCATTTCAGCTGTAGGTTTTTTACCTGATCCTTTAGCATCACGGATATTGTCCCATAGTCCACGTTGACTATAGGACCCATCCTTACGTTTTATCATTTCTTTCTTTGCCATTATTTGTTCCAGTATTGTTCTACTTTTTTAGTGAGGTCAACAAGAATTTCTTCGTTTAAAGGATTCTTAAGATATTCTACGACATCAGATTGTGTACGTCCTAACATTGTTGTAGTGGTCATATGATAAATAAATCCATCAGCTTTTGTAGCAATCATCTTATAATAATGGGCATCTTTTACAAGAGCACGAATTTTAAGAGATTCCATATCTAATCCTACCACTTCAAGAAACTTCTCTGCTGTTTTGCGTTTGTTTTTTTCTAAAAGATCACCATTAATATACTTATCCATGTTATCATAAATAACATCATTAGGTGTAGACTTTTTGTATTGTGCACTATTAGGATCTAACAGTTTTGCAACATAGAAAAGTTTATTAGTATTTTTATCAAAGAGCTTTTGAAGTTCAGAAAGAGCTTTGTTTCTAAGCTTCTTCACTTCTGTATTTGTAGATACTGTTTCTTCTAGTTTATCTAAAAAGAACTTAGGAGGAACAGGCATTTTACGAGCATCATCAAGTGATTTTGCAATCATTGAAAACCCACCAGCTTCAATTGCGTATAATTTAATAAGATCATATGGATCTTTTTCAGGTTCTAAATGAAGAGGTTCATTTCCAACACGAATCACAATTTTATCCCAAAGATTACTGTTATTAGGTCCAGCAATTTTAACCTTATTCCAAAAATCACTATCTTCAGGATCAAGAACATTTGCTGCCAACACTTTCTCTAAATGACAAACTATTTTTCTAATTTCTTTAACTCTAGCTTCTTGTTCATCTAAAGGAAGATCTTTAATCTCAGGAGCAAATTCATTTAATCCAGTGAGATAACGTTTGATTCCGTTGATTTCTAAACAAGCTAATTGTTCTTCATGTACAGCACCGTCAAAGAGCGTCAATCCATATTTTTGAAGCCCCATGTTATCTACATTGGCATCAAAAAAAGGTCTTACAGCAATACTTGATTTTTTGTTTTGTGGATACTTTTCCACGATAGTAACACTACTCATGTTTGGTTTTTTATTGGTTTATAAGATGGTTACAATATGTAACCGATTAATCTAAAATTTTTGAAATCCAACTTTGTTGAATTTGGTCTTCTTTATTTTTTTCTGCGCGCGCGAGAGCTTTTGATAATTCAGCATCAGTAAGCATTAATGCTTTTACACCACTACCTGTTTTTACAAGTACTGTGGTATATTCTTCATTTTCATTTGAAAATGTTTTTGTTTTTTGATTTTTAATTCTTACAAGCTTACCAATTCTTGTGTAAATTTCTTGTGCCATTTTAATCTATTTTAATTATTTCGTAATAAAGATACAAATTATCCCAGGAAGATGCAGCATCAAGATTTTTAATTTCAATTAAAAATTCTGTTGGAGCAAATCCTCTACCTATTGCAATTGGAGTCACTGCTGTATTTGTCGTATATACAGAAAGTTGAATATAAAATTTAGTGCGATCTGCTGTAATTTCATCATTCTTTAAATATATATACAAACTAGTAGCTGCACTACCTGCATTTTCAATATCTAAAATTCCTTTTTTAGATTCAATTGGCACAGTAATTACAGATCCAGTAGCCATATCTACTTCATATGTTACTATATCATAGACATCTCTTGAGAGTCTATTCACGTGCGCGATACGCGCAGGTGCTGCTTCACTTTCCTTCCATTGTTGCTTAAGAGCAATATCTGGACTACCAGGAACTTGAATAAGTTTTTTTAAAGAAATCAATGTTTTAATTTTAAAGAACCTGTCGAGAGTTGCAAACTCCCCAAGTGATCAGTTTGGTATGCTTACAACAGGTTGAGGGTACGGATTATGTTTCACGTGGAACTAACACTTTTTAGAACCACCGTTTTTCATTTTTTGAGCTGTAGATTGTACAGTGACAGATTTATTACCACCACCTACTTTTCCAGTAGCTTTTGTTTGAGCTGACACACTTGCATTTTTAGTACCAGTGTAACGTGTTGCTGATCCCTGTGCTTTAGATGGAGCAACAGATTTTGAAGTTTTGGAATTTCCAGCCATTATTTAATTTTTAAATTGTTAATATATATAAAGACCTGGGTGCTGTTCTTATGGGAAGCAACCCAGGTACTGTTATATTATTAGAATGATCCACCAGTTACAGGGTTTCTCATAACAATCTTCAACACCTTGGTAGGATCTTTCACCCAAATTGCAGGCATTGTTTGTGTCATGAATACTCTATAACCATTGAATTGTCCACTAGATTGGAATCCTTGAGTACGACCCATGTAGTCCATAGTACCATTTTGGTAGAACCACTTAAGTTGATTATCCCAAGAAAGTTTCAACAAGTAGATGTTATCGTTTGTATTATCAGTGATATCAAAGATAATAAAGTTGTAAGAAGACAGAGGGAAACCATCGATGATTGGATTCTCAATATCGTTAGTGTGTACATTATCAAATGCAGGATTCAGTACAAACTTAACGTTAGCCAAGAAAGGAATTACGTAGCTAGTGTAGGCAAATCCAAAGTTAAGATCCATACCTTTACCAGTTACAGCTCCAAGTTCATGAGCATTAAGAACCAAACCAGAATTAACAGCTTCTTTCTTAATAGCTTCGTTAACAAGCTTCATACCACCAATACCAGTTTGAACAATCAAAGAACGTTGAGGATCTGGACCTTTGAACTCCACACGACCGTTGAAGAAGTTAAAGATTTCAGATTTAAACAGATCAAGATTGAAAGAACCACGGTTGTAAATACGCTTGTAAGAGTTATCAAGTTGCTTCCAAAGACCTACAGAAAGACGAAGATCATCTGGACCATCTTGCTTAATACGTCCACCTTGTCCCCACATCAAGTAGGTTTCGATGTCATTAGCAATTTTAGTTAAGTGAGCAGCTTCCAAAGTAGTCAAGAAAGTACGAGTAAGTTGTCCTGATTGATAAGCTTTCTTTACATAATCCTTACCAAGTTTAGCAGCCATATCTTCAAGGCTAGTAATAGAAGGATCAGAAGTTTTTTCAAAGTTTCTCCAAAGTTCAATTACAGGTACAGTTCCATCAGCTTTCAAACCACCTTTCATCATAAGGTCAGCACGAGAAGAAATAGAATAGTGTACGTGAGCTTCAGCACCACCTACGTAGTTATAGAACTCACGGAAACCTGCGCGAACATCTCCAAGATCAGAGAAACGCTCACCATATTCTCCACGAGCACTACCTTTACGAAATACCTTTGTTCCAACTTTCAAATATTTGTTATCCAAATATTTAGTGTTGTCATTGTTTACAAGTTGTACTGTGTAAACAAAACCATCGTTTGTAGGAATAACATCATCTGCTGTGATGTACATTTCCACACCGTTATATTTGTCATAAGTGATGATATCACCATGTCCAAACATACGTCTGTTTAACTTGATTTTAAATGTTTGACCATCAATACCTTTGTTTTGGTTCTCTGCTTCAATATCTTCTACAATGTAAGGAAGATCTTGTGCAACAGGGATTTGCCACTTGTATTCACCACGTGCGTTATCGACCATGATGACATTTTTACCACCAAAGCTAGACATTTGATAAAGAGGCATTTCTACCTTTTGAGCCATAGCCCAAAGATCAACAGGACCCAAATCAGTAGGTTCTGCACTCTTCAACATGTTCACCAGGTGATATGAATCTACGTGAGAGCTAGAGTGATACTGCGTGTCACGTAGGAAAATACCATTGTTTAAAACTGGAGTACTCATTTTTTGTTTTTTAAGGGTTTAGAATTTAATTAACGTTTAAATATATTTTGCGGTTTTGCAATCTTTCTTTGTCTTGGCTCATCTTCTTCATAATATGTTGAAGTATTTTTACGAGCTTGCTCAGTTTTCAACTGCCTCACTGTTTGTTCTACAGCAGCATTTTTACCTTGTTTTTTAAGTTCATTTCTATATCCATCAGGATCAGAAAGTAACCAAAGAGCTTCTGCAATAAGAGGATAATTAGGATCAACAAACTGATATTTTTCTAAAAGATGACCTAAAAGATTTGTAGGTCTACCTTGTACAGATTGATATTGAGGTTGTACTAATCCTGTATATAAAAGAGCTTGTGTTTTTTTATCAAGTTTAAGACCATTAATTTCAGCTGGTCTTAATGCTTCAAACACATTTTGCATATATGCTTCAGCAGCTTGTTCTTGTTGTTGTTTTCTATATTCTTGTTCCTGAATTTTCGATCTAACAATTTCTTCTTGCATTTGATCGAGCTTTGGTTTAAACTGCTTAGCCTTTTTTTCCAAAGCTCCAATATCACGCCATGTTTGCAATTCTTCATCAATTTCTTCTTCTGTTCCAAAATTAGTAGCTTGCAAATATGATCTTACAATATATTCTTGATCGCTATCATTTTTAGGATTTAAAGATCTAACATCTTCCACTTGTGCAAGTGCTAAAAATAATCCTTTAAGATCGTCACCTCCATCTGCAACATATTTTGCTGCATATTGTAATTCTTCTGGAAGTGATTCAAAGAACTCTTGAGGTGTATTTGAAGCTACCTCTTGCTTTATATTATCTATGTTTGCTTTCCAAAGATCTTCAATATCTTTTTCACCAAGCTTTCCAAGATAATCATCTAACGATTCTTTCTTTTCATCATAATCATCAAAAGCAAATAATTCGTTTGATTCAATGCGTTTTTTGAGAAACTCAACTAAACCAGATTTATCTGTTCGAGGTCTTCCTCGATCAGATTTTGTTTTTTCTAATTCTTCATCTTCATCTTTTGCCAAAAATTCTTTGTCAAGTTCTTTAAATACTTCTTTGGCTTTTTCCTTTGTTTCTTCATCAGATTCATTAGAATTTTCATCATTGCTATCTTCTTTATCTAAAAAACTAAGATCTTGTTTTTTAGAAGAAAATATGTTTGGTTTTTCATCGCTTTCTTCTTTAGTTGGTGTTATTACACTATCGGCACCAGGAGTACCTAACCAGCTATCGATATCTACATCTACTTGTTGTACAGATGTTTGTACATTTGATTGATTATCACTCATATTGTTGGTTTTTAAGTTAGAAATCTATACATTAAAAATATACAAAATAAATTTTAAAAATTTACTTTGTAATTTCAAAAACTATCAAAGCACTGGATAATAGCGCTATAATTTATTTTTTCTTATTTGAAGAACTTTTAGAATCGTATTTATTCTTGTTTTCTTTAGCTATTTGAAGTTGTTTATCAGCAATTTCACGTTGAGTTTGTAAACGCTGTCTTTCAATATCTAGCTTTTGTTCTCCTTGTTCTTTTTTAGTAAGTTCAGATTCACGTTTAAGATTCATCTGATCATAGTATTGTTGCTGATCTTGGATTTTACTCATCGCATCTAAATAATCAGATTGCTTGTTTTCATTTATATCAACTTGAGCACCATATCCAGCAGCACGAATTTCAGCAACAGTAATGTCTTTTTGTCTATCAAGATCAGCTTGTTCAGCTTTAAATTGAAGATCCATTTGTTTTTGTTTTTCCATGGATGCCATTTGATCTTGTTGCATTTTTTGCTGATGCTGTTGTTCAGATTGCTTAGCCTGAATTGTTTTTTCTTCAGCAGCTTTAAGAACATTTGTAAGTTCAGCAATAGATTCAGATTTAATTACATTACCAAGATCATAAATAGAAGCACCTGTTGTATTATTTTGAATAGCTAATTGTTTAAGCTGTTCCATAATAGAACGAGTGTTTGTTTTTGTAGTACAATAAACATTTAAATCTCTTAACAATAAATCAGTACCATGAATGTTAAAATTTACTTTTTCATCTTTGGTAGTCATATATTGTAAACGTAAACTTGGTTTTTTAGAATGATAATATTGTGCAAGATCTGTACGCATTTGATGTACACGTGGCATTAAATTATCACTATGTTGTGTAAAGTATTGTTCAGTTTGAGCATAGCTAGCATTCATTGCTTGCTCTACACCTGTAGCAGTTTGTTGTTGAGCAATTTGCTGACCCATACGCTGCTGATTCAAACCAATCACTTCAAAAGCTTGTTGTTTAAAATAATTAGCAAGTTGTATCCTAGACATCAAACGTTGTGTTTGCTCTAGATTTAACACTTGATAATGTTGAAATGATAATGGATTTTCTGTATTTGTAATAGTGGTATCAAGAGGTAACATTTGGAAGTTCTTCATTGCTACATAAGCTTTTGCCAAATTATTCTTACCCCAGTCTTCTCCAAGAGAGTGACGAGGAAGAGCATTCTGGTCAAGCATAATCACTGTACCAAGTTCATCTACAAGAATATCAGCTATTTGATTATTTACAATATTGTACCCAATTTGGTAAGGCTTCATTAAGTCCACAAGACTTATTGATCGTGTATTGCGATCACCAAACACCGCACCTTCTACAGGAAGTTTGCATCCATAAAGAGTTTGATCACCTTTAAATTGAAAAGGCACTCTACCTGGTTTTCCACCATTCATTCCAATATAGATGGGATTAATACCACCCATGTTATTCATACCCCAAAATGCAGGACGATTAGGACCAATTTTAACTCCACCCCATGTTTCATTAATCCAAATCCAATCTATATGATCACCAAATATTAAATTTTCTTTTGATTTTTGTTTATAAATTGTAGTGTTATATATGGGTTTATCTACAACCTTAAAATCTTCAGAAACAATTTCTTGTATAATTTCACCTTCTTCAGTAATTCTAGTGAGGTGCCCCACCTTACGTTGTGATTTCCAATATATTGTAGAAACCCTAAGAAGATAGTTTTGACCAAAATCAGCAAAATCTTCTGAATCAGAAAGTATCATATGTATGATATCTCCTTGACCAAAGAATTTACTATCATACAATGACATAAATTGTCTATACCCAAGACTAGGCATTTTAACATTCCAGTCATGAGATTTTGTTGCATCATAAAAAGATCCATCATTTTGTTGACCAGGAATCATATAACCAGCAGAACGAATTGGATAGATGGCTTCAAGAGCTTCCATTTGATCCTGTGTCATCATCCAACCATACTTATCAATTACATCAGCTACAGTGAGAAGATCAATTCTTCCTACCCAGTTACCTTGTGATATGTATCTTGCATCTGGAGACTTATGATAAAAAGTTAGAAGAGGATTCCAAAGTTCAAGTTCGTAATCATCTTCCATCATATGAAAATGCCAAAACTCTCTATCTGTAATAAGCATGTCTCTAAATCCACGCTCTTCAAGTTCTTGCATTTTAAATCTTTCCTCATCATTAGCCATTTGATGAGATGCCCATTGTTCAACTAATGATTTATAATCTTTTCTAAAAAACTGTTCTATTTCAGGAAGTTTTTTAATTGCTTCAGTATCAAGCTGTTGATTCTTTTCTTCTTCAGATAATTCAACACCTTCTTCAAGTTTTTTAGATATTACAATTCTTTTAGCATCTTCTAAAAGAACGTCTTCAATCATTTGTCTTTTAGCCTCTAACATTTCATTATACGAAATGTCATCAACAGCTTTAAACATTATACGTGAACTGCGCTTTGAAAACTCATTACAAAGCACATTTACAACACTAGGAATAATAGGATAGAATTTAAGTTCAAATGCTGATACATCTTCTTTTGTAAGAGTGTCAATAAGATCAGCCATTTCGTTATCTTCCTCAACAATGTAATCTGTTTTATCTATAATACCTCTTGCAAGCTTGTAGTTTTTCATTAGACGTCTAGCATTACGTCTAAGTTGTTTTAACCCTTGCCATTCTAACCAATCTAAATTCCAAGCTCTCCACGCATCATCTTTTTCTTTTTCTGAAAGAAACTGTATAGGTTGAGTGAGTGTACCCATTTTGGTGTATTCACTCTTTTTCCCACTTTTTAGGTCTAATGCGTTATAAACTTGCATTTATATTAATTTATAGTATCAAGAAAAAAATAATACAGAATTTTTATTTATTGGATATGTATAGGTGCTTGTCCAATAGTTTATAATTCTGTTTTCAAATTTAGAAGATTCTGTAGAATCTAAAAGAACAAGAGCTTCTTTTAATGTAATTGCATTTTGTTTAATAAGTTTTTCTAAAATTTCTATTTTCATTATCTTATGTTTTTAAAAGCATTACGTTTTGGTAAACTCATAGAGTTTAAACCTCCATGTTGTTTACCTATATGTCTAAACGCTCCCCAATTTAATTTACTAAATTTCTGTGAATTTTCCAACTTTTCTTTTGTCTCTATTCGTTTAGCATATCCTCTATTAGAATGTTGTATTTTTGCAAAAGCAACTAATGCGCAAAATGCCACAAGTCTATCCACGTTTAATCCTTCTCTATATGCTTGCATTTCTTTAAGAAGCATAGGATCAGGAATACGTTCTACACCATATATTGTTTTTACAATTGTACCATCAGCAAGTGTTTCATAATCTAATTCTTCTTGTAAGAACTCAATACCATACGAAAGTATATTTCCTTTAAATAGTGTACCAACATTTTTCCATCCATATTGTTGAAACACATTTTGGTTAGCTTTTAAATCTCTAAGAAACGACACCATATCTTTTGGTACAAGATATCGCTGTTTCTTTTTAGAAATCATATACTGTATAAACAAAGCTACGTTATTCTCTACTAATGTCCAAGCATTATACCACTCAATCATCATTTCCAAACGCTCATGTGTTTTATTAATATCATCAAATCTACCACACCAGCTTGCAACTATTTTATCGCGTTCTATAACATTTTTAACTTTACCATCTCCATCGTCTGTTATAACTTCAACTGCATTTTTTAAAATGTATATTGCACAAAGAGAATCAGATGTGGTTGTTTTACCTTCACCTACAGGATCTATAGAAGCATAATACATACCAAATGTAGGATCTTTACAAGGACGTTCATATACACAAATAACACCTTCTTTGTTATCAGTTTTCTTAGAAATAGGAAACTCAGATATTGGAATTTTATTTGAGTTATTTGCAATTATTTTACCTTCAGCATTTTTAGATAGGTCTAAATATTCTACAGAATATTCTTTATCATTAATACGTTGTAATTGTTTTGCTACAAGATGAGGAGGAAAGACACTTACTTTTCTAGAAGCAAAAGCTTCCTCTATATTACGAGGATGCTGAGAAACTGTAAGTTGATATGCTTCTGGTGTAAGTTTTTTCTTTGCTTTTTCAAATTCTTCTTGCAATGCTTGTAATGCTTCTTCTACTCTAGAATTACCATAATTATCTATATATGGAGGCATGCTCCATTGTTCAGGAATAAAAAGTCCTGTTAATGCTATTGTACCATCGCTATCTAATAAATTACTTTCAACACCATAAAAGCCATTCTCATCAGGATTGAGAATATATTCTTTCATGGGTTCACACTGATCAAGGTCACCCACTGATCCAGCTGCAATAAATTGTCCTGTAATAATATGACCTGATTTAAGAGCTGGTTTCATAAACCCATAAGTATCATCCATCTTAGGAGCAATACCAGCTTCCTCATGAAAGAAATAAGTTACAGGTCCACCCACACCATGTGTAGGATCTTTCTCAAATGAATAAAGATTAATAGTGGATTTATTACCCTTGTAAGTGTCTCTACCATTAATCCTCACTTTAATTTGTTGTTGCCATGCTCCAACCTTTTCAGGTTCTGATGGTCTATACCATGCTGTGTGTTCATTAAGAAAGTTCTTATACTCATTTAAAAACTTCCATGAACCTTTTTCATTTATGTAGTCTTTTAAACTAGCACCTATCTTTAACACAGCACCTTCTTCAAACCAGTATTGGTTTATAAGTTTAGCCATGTGAAAATATGAACTAGCAATCTGACGTTTCTTTAAAATAATAGCATGTTTCCAATGAAGTTCAGCTAATATTTCGTAGAGTGCCATGTGGTATTGCGCATCACGTACCTTTGCAAAATCGAAGCGCTTTTCCTCCTTATCATAGATAGGAAGAAAATTAAGCCACATATAATAATCACGAGTGATATACCAAGTATCACTTTTAGAGCGTACAATAATACCATTACGACATTTGACTTTCTGGTCATCCCAATAAATTATAAAATCTTTTGTTTTTACAGGAGCATTGCAATAGTATTTTTGTTTTTGAAACTTACGTGCTTCTGCATTAAATATTAAACTATCTTCATTAAAATTGTATTTACCTGGTTCCTTAAATAATGGAACAAGAAAATCTCTAAACTCTTCACGTGTGTTAAATATCGTGGTAGTCCATACACCATTATCATAAGTGGGAACTTCTTTGTAAATATTATCCATTTACTATTTTTTCTATTTCTTCTGGAGATCCTTTTGTTTTATATAAAAGATCTTTTAGATCTGAGATATTTTTACTTTTAATACATCTATTACAATCTAACTTATCCCAATACTTCATATAATCATCTCTGTGAATTGCTGTCCAAATTTCAGTGAAAGGATTATAATGAAATATCCAATTGTACATGAATGCATTACCTACATAATTTGGTTCATAATCTTGATAAGTTTCTTGTGCCATATAATTAAAATTTAGAGGTGGATACAAGATTCGAACTTGTGCATCAAGCTTTTGCAGAGCCTTGCCTTACCAACTTGGCTAATCCACCATGCTGTAGGGGTAGGAGTCGAACCTACATTTATGTCGCAATTATTTACCAAATTAGCGACATAAACCATCGAGACAAGATGGCGTGTTTGCCAATTTCACCACCCTACAATATTGCAACTTATTCTCTCGTCAGTAGGGAAGTTGCCAAACCCATCTAGCTTACGATCTAGCTCTCGTGGGGCGCTGTTCTTATGGGTAGCGTGAGAGGAACTACGACCCCGTGTACTTAGGGGACATTTATTTTAAAAAATTAAGCCATTCTCTTTTGGCTTTTTTAGAATAAGAAATTAAATTAATTTTATTCAATAATAGATTCATGCTTGGTTGATTATAAGCTCTTCTTAACACTCTTGCAATTTCATCACTATTGGTTGGATTTGCTTTATACAATGTATTTACCCAAGGTATTTCTTTACTAGAAATAACAGGTATTCCTTGACTAATAAAGTCAGCAGCAACAATGTTAAATGTTTCAGAAAAAGAAACTTGCATTCCAATATCCATTGTTGAACAAAGATTTAAGAACTCTTCTCTTTCAGCCCATTCGTGCTCAATTAACATGTGACCTTTATGAGCTTGATTTTGAAAAAATGCTTTTAGATTATTATAAACAGATAAACCATTTTGTTCTATCCTTCCTACGTTAATATGAAATATTAATTTTTTATTTAATCTATCAGCAAATTTTACAGCAGCAATTGCTTGAGTCATGTGATTTTTTAAAGGGCGTATTGCTCCAAAACAACCAATATTAATGTATTCACTATTTTTAAAAGGAGATGCTGTTTTTTTTACAAATTTTTCAGGATAATAATTTGGAAGATTTATTACGTTATTTTCTTCTTTTATTGGCGTTAATGAATATTGTTGTTTTACATATAGTTGTAATTCGTTATGCATTTGTGGGGCATTGGTTGCAACTTTTACATTTAAATATTTTGTATATTTTGCTATCCAATCAAATGCAATTCCTTCATTTGCCAAAAATGGTGTATTACTATGAATTCTAATTATCCATTTTACACGAGGATGTAATTTTTTTAATATTTCAAATTTTTCAGGCACAACCCACAAACCTTCAATAATTACGTGTGTGGGTTTAAACAATGTTACTTCTCTATCAATATCGTTGTTATCAATTACAACAATTAGTTTTGATTCTACTCTGTTTTTTTGTAACATATTTTTTACAAACATTGCAGAATTGTAAAGACCTGTTGTAAGTCCTTCATGGGAATAGTGTTCTACTCCATAATCTTCTCTTCTTTTTAGAATAAATAATACTTTCTTTTTCATTTTATGTTTGGGGTTTTAATTACATGTTATTGATCGTATGCTAAATTTTGTCCACCTCTTACAGAAGATTGTTGCTCTTCAATTAAATCTTTATACACTCCTTTGTAACTTTGACGTATTGCATCAAAGTCTTTTGCTATTCTTCCTATTTGAGCAATATTACCATCTCTTCCATCTGTAATTTGTGTCATGCTCATATACTTTGCTATATTATCTAAAGCTTTTTTAATTCCATAATAAGCACGTGAAGTTTCTGTTTCATACATTTTTTGACATTTTTTTACAGCATCTATTATTAAATCGTCTTCAGTAGAAAACTCAACGTCCAATTCTTTTAGTATAAATTCTTCTTTATCCCCATCTGGAAAATGAAAAAAAGGATTTAAATCTGGGTTAGGACATGTCATGTAAAAAAGATAACTATAAATTTTTAAATGATCATCTGGGTAGACATCCATAATATCTTTTAAAAATTTAAGAGTGTAGCAATGTTCCGTAGGAACCACTTGGTTATTTTGTATATCAAATAGTCTAATCATATATTATCCTTTTTGCACAGCTCTATCCACCTTAGATGCTAAACCACGCAACACTAAATATTTTTTTAATTCATCATCATGTATCCAAGTTATATGATTTGTTATTTTATGATCTTTATTCATATAACATTTATGAGCTGAAAATCCAAGTGTTAACTTTCCAGATTCTACATCATCCAATAACTCATCTAAAAGTTTTATTTCTTCTTCTATTTGTGTAGAGCCTTTTGTATACTTAGGGATATATGGACAATTTTGACATTGTTTCCCACAACACTTTCCTTTTGAAATTAAAAATTCTTTTGTTAATGGTTTACTCATACAGAATATAATATTGATAATCCATGCAGTCTACCTGCTGCATCAAACATTTCTTTTATTGTTTCAGGTTCTTTGCGTTTTGCATATTCTCTTTCAAGTTGTGAACAATAATGCAATAACTCACGCATCATTTGTAATTCTTCTTCATTCACTTTATCCTGAAGATAATTTAAAACATTTTCTGAAAGCGTGTGCATTGCTGCACATTTGCCTTGTGGATAGATATCTTGTGATAGGTCTTTTGCAGCCTCACTTAATAATTCTGACATTTGCATGTATAACTTAGAAACACGTTCTTTTTGTTTCTGATCAGTTTCTTTTTTATGTTGTGCAATTGTCACAAACATTTTTATTACATCAAACCACATTAGTATTTTGGTTTTATTTTGTTTCTATTATCTTCTAACCAGTGTATTACAGATATTGCTTCATCTTTTAAATAAGGAAGATCATATTGTACTATATCTAAAACAATAGGGTTTCCATGTGTATCAATAGCAGTGATGGGATTATCAAACTTATCACGCCCAGCCTCCTCAAACAATACATGATGAATCGTGAGCAATCCTGGACGAAGCTTAGGATTATGCTTAAGGATAATAAACATATACATACTAAGCTGCAAAGCGTAGTGATTAAGGTGGCAATCATCCAAATGACTGACAGGATGAGCCATTTTTTGGGTGACACCTTCCCAGTTAGTAAAGCCTTCAACTTTAATTTCTTTATTTGTTTTATAATCGGTGATATTTACAACACCGTTTATCACTTCAACTAAATCAGATTGTCCACATATTCCTGCTGATTTTAAATACACCATATGTTCAGGATAGACACCATCAACTAGTTTTTGATTTGGTGAATGTTTAATGTGGTCAATTTCAACTGGTTTAAAAATAGGAACTGTTACACCTTGTCTTTCTATTGTTTGAAATTCACATATATCTTGTTCTCTACAATTATGATACCATGTTCCGAGATCAGTAGCTCGTTTAGCTTCAGCTTTCCAAGCTTCTTTGATTTCTTCAGGTGTCATCCCATACCATTTACTCTTTTTGTTTTTTGAAGACTTGAGAGCTATTGCATCAGCATCAAATGGTTGTTTAAAGTTGGAGATAAGACTAGTTACACTTAACCAATCTATACCGTCTTCACTTGTATATTTATGTTTATCAGGGTAGAATTTTAATATACTCATAGTCCAAGTTTTTGATTGAGCTTATCTTCTTCTTCTTCCGATAATTCTTCTTTCCATTTACCAAGAGGACATCCTGAACTAAGAGCTCTTGTCTTTAATGACAAGCTGCATCCACATCCACCTTTCTTTTCATTACAGCATGGAGCTGTTCCTGGTACAAGACAGCCTTCCCCTTTTTCATCAAACAATGTACATTCTTTACAAATATCAAGTCTATGTTGAGCTATTTCTTCAACATCTTCTCTTTTAAATACAGAGTTGGTGATTCCTTCAAGAATCTGACCCTTGCTCTTCCATATCTTTATTATGTTTTTTCCTAGACTTGACATTGCTTTTAGTTTTATGTAGTTTAATAAAATCTTTGCGCTGGTTTTCTTCGTCTATTATTTTTTTAACATTTCTCAATTCGTATAATGATTCAGCTGTTTTAAATCTAGCTGTCATTTTTTGCAATCCTTTTGCCTTGCTATTTTCTTCAAATTTCTGAAGCATATCTATCTTATCATCTAACTTCCAATGTTTAATTACAAAATCACCAAGATTGCACACATGTATTTTAAAATGACTCAATGAAGATAGTTGTGATCTTAGTTCTCTATAGTAAAACATTATTGCAGATTCTACAACATCGTTTGATAATCCAGTTTTTATTGCAACATCATTTATAAAGTCTTTAGTTTTTTTAGGATTCAAGACTTAATATTTTAAAGTTTAATAATAAACTGCCTTTTGAGAATACGTTTAAAACAGGATTAATGGTTATTTTCTTTTTATTCTTACCTTCTTTAAGAATCAGGTTTTTCTTAGCTGCTTTGGTGAGACAATTCCTAACACTTTGAGGGGAAGAGAATATATTTTTCTCATGCACCCTACTACAGAATGATGTGAGCTCCTGCTCCCCCTCAAGTGCTAAAAATGTTAAACAATCAAGATCGGCATCGCTTACAGAAATCTTATAGAGATAGCAATAGGTGAGCAACTGGTACTTCACTGCGTCCCAGTTGTTCATCCTCATTTTTTTCTCTATTTGATTTACTACTGCCATTATGCTTTTTTCTTAAGTGATCTAGATTTTTTTTCTTCAGCTGGTTTAGGGATTACAATACTATCCCCCACTTCATAACCATCCTCAACTAATTCAGGGTTTTGATCCAGATCCTCTTGTGTTAATGTATGAGGAACCATTTCGTTTTCTTCATTGCGAGGGTTGGTCAATTGAGCAACAAACGATATAGCTTGTAACTCTTCAGCTCTAGCTTTTGCCAGTCTGGTGTTGAGATCCTGAAGCTTAGCCTGAAGTTCTTTCACTTCAATTTGCTCAATAAGGAAAGTCATGATTTCCTCTTTGGTTGGTACTTTTTGTTCTTCTGACATAATTATTGGTTTAAAAGTTAAAGTTCAATATCATTATTATCATTGTCATCTTTGATATCATCGTTGACATCGTCTGACATGAATTTTGTCCATATCTTACTAAATTTAACATAGGGTGTATCTATAATATACACATCCCCTGTATCTGTATATATAGTGGTACAGAATTGCGTGGGGTCTTCTTCATCTGTTGACATTTTAAAAGCATTTACAGATCCTAAATAAATAGTGAATGGTAACCATCTACCTTGGTCCTCAATGTTTAAAGATTTTGCTTGCTCCTCTGGTATAGAGTAGCAATACACTTTACACTCATGATAATAAGTCGACATGCTTGTTAGTTTTACGGGGTGATTGATTGTATTGATTATAATTCATATACTTACTTCTATTACCAGATTTGCACATAGCATCTACCATCATTCTATATGCTAGTCCATCTCTAACATCTACAACAGGAACAGCTACGTCCTGTCCATATCCATTTTTCATCACTCTGTAATGTGACTCTAGGTTTTCTCCTATCTCTTTAATTTGTGTCGAGCTCATAATATAATATACTTTAAATGTTTAAACTTAACAAATTTATTTTTATTTAATGTGTTAACAAATATTAAATATTCACACCCTGTTGATTATTCCATACCACGCAAAAATGCTTGGTATAATATATAATTAATATATTGAATATGGTATGTTATACATAGCAAAAATGCGTGGTATGTAAATATTCACTTTTTAACCCCCCCCATTTTGTCATTGGTAACTAGCCCCCTACCATGTTAGAGGATGTGATGACCCTACCATCCAACAAACCCCACCATAAATTTGGATGCGTGCATCCCCCGTTTGTTAATTCTTAAAAACGTAAATTTATGCCAGACGCAAAAAAATCTGCGAAGGAATCAACCAAGCCTGTAGGTCTTGGTAGATTAGCTGTCCATTCAGAGAATGAACAGCGTAAAGCCACAGAGGGCTTTAAGTTTGTCCTCGAGTACGATGACAAAAACGAAATCGTCGATAACGACGATGTCGAAACCAAACGTGCCAAAAATGGCAAGGTTGGTTATCATGTCAAGTGTGACAACGGAAGGTGGATCACCTTCTGGTCGCACACTATGCATGAAGTACTTGAATGTATCGAAGTCGATGGCGCCTTCGAAACATATCAAGTACTTGCCGACGCCAAGATACTTGACGACGGTGGACTCGTCCCTTCTTCGAAGGTTGAGTCTGGTGGGTTCTTCACCAAAGGTGATTAACACCACCACAAAAAGGGAACATAGTTCCCTTTTTTTTCTCTAACATACCTATAAACCAATACTCACCAATATGACAAAGATTAGTTTTGTTTGGCTAAATGGTGTTCTCGTTCGCATTTACTCACTACAAGAGTTACGCGAAGTGTTAACACAAGCGTTACACGCATAAAAGCCAACGTAATCAATTGAAAACCAATTAGATGTGTTGATGTTTGTTAATGACAGCAACACATCTTTTATTTT